TCAGACTGAATACGCCAAACAAAACATTCCTATCCAAGAAAGACCAAAAGCGGTACAGTTCCCACCTGTGGATTGGTATGTTGTCACAGAAGATAACCTAGAAGAAAAACTAGCAGAACTAGAGCAAAAAACTGGTAATGTGGTTTTCTTTGCTATTACTCCAAAAGGATATGAAAACCTAGCACTTGGTATTGCAGAAATGCGTAGGTATATCAAGGATACACAGGCTATCATTGGATACTATGAAGATGCTTTGGCAGAGGAACCTAAAGAGGAAACTGCAACAGAATAATGAAATATTGTGGTATTAGTGGTGGTTTACATAATGCAGCTATAGCATTTGTAGAAGAGAATGGTGATTTAGGTTTTGTTGGAGAAAGCGAAAGATTTTCTAAAAGAAAAAATGATCCATCGCTTCATTGGAAACTCATAGACATGATATCGAAAGAAGATTCTGTGACTTGGTATGAAGATCCAAGTCTTAGAAAGAATCATTCATATGTTAAAGAATATAATATTCAAGATATCGAAACTCAAGTGAACACAAAAGTTGGTTGTATGGTGCATCATGAAAGTCATGCCGCATCTTCATACTACACAAGACCTTGGAGTTCAAGTGAAGATACTGTAATGCTGAATATTGATGGGGCAGGAGAATATCAATCAGCAACAATATTTGACCACAACTTTAATCTATTACACGAAGAGGTTATACCAAAATCTATTGGTGGAGTATACGCAATGGCAACAAAGGCATTGGGTTATAAACCTTTAGAAGAAGAATATATCGTGATGGGGATGGCTAGTTTTGGCGAACCTGCTGATGTAGATGTTGAAAATGTTAAAATCCTAAAAAGTATAAAAAAAGAAGATGCTGCTGCTACAGTACAGAAATGGGCAGAACAAGAAATACTTAGACTAGCAAAGAATGCTAGAAAATATGGCAGTAAGCTTTGCTATGCAGGGGGTGTTGCACAAAACGTTGTTGCCAATTCTTTGGTTCGTGATTTGTTCGATGACATGTGGATAGCGATAAACCCTACGGATGGTGGTGGGGCTTTGGGCGCTGCTGCTAGAAGCTATGCTTTAGCCACAGGTAAAGACAGAATAAACTGGATAGATCCTTATCTTGGATTTGAAAATATTACTGATATAAATCCTAAAAGAGTTGTTAATATATTACTAGACAAGGGAATGTGTGGAGTTATTCACGGAAAAGCTGAGTTTGGACCCAGAGCGTTAGGAAATCGGAGCTTCTTGGCTAACCCTATATATGATATAAAAGATACTGTTAATAGAGTAAAACAAAGAGAAGTTTTTAGACCATTCGCTCCTGCTATACTAGAAGAGTTTGCTGATGAATATTTTGAAGGTCCAATGAACGAGTACATGCAATATGTTTCAAAAGCAAAACACGACTATAAATCAGTGACTCATGTTGATGGAACTGCTAGAGTTCAGATTGTAAGAAAAGATTGTAAATCTATCATAAGATCTATATTAGAAGAATTTTATGAACGTACAAAAGTTCCTATGTTACTAAACACTTCTCTTAATGTTAGAGGAAAACCTATCTGTAATAATCGTTATGATGGAATTTTATTTGAAAACAAATATAATGTTAAGGTTTTTGGATGATATTTTTTAATGGTTGTAGTTTTACATACGGTGAACAACATCGTGTAAAAAAACCACGTCTTGGAATGGAACCAGAAGAATATGTTGTTCCCTTAGAAGGTAGATATTCAGTCGCATTAGCATCAAAATTTAATATGTCGGAATATAATATTTCCTGGTCTGGGAAATGCAATAAAAGCATAGTCGATGATACTATTACATATTTGTTATGGGCATTATCGCCTGATTCAAAATATGAAATACCTAGTATGATTGTATTACAGACTACAGACTTTTATAGAGCATATGTTCCTGCCACAGGGTTTCATGCAGCCCATCGTATCAACGATTTAGAAAGTCAGATTTCATGGATGGGTAAGTATCGAAAGTTTATGATACATGCTGCAATGAAACAGCATATGGAATATTATGGTTCACCTACTGAGTCCACGGCTTTAACAACAAACTATATCAATACTAAAACAAATACCATAATAGTAGATCGTAGAACTTGTGGTGATCACACTGGAACATACATGAAGTTTGATTTCGTAAAAAGCTTTTTACACTTACAGCAAATATGTGAATCTAATAACATACCACTAGTCATTTTGAACTATTATCCTATCGGAAAAGATTTTTCCGAAGACCCAGTATTCAAACTAATAAATTTAGATAACTGGTTACTTGAAGATCCTTTTGAAACTGGATTCTATGAACACTTAGAACACGAATGCTTTACTAAGTGTGAAGATAACTTTCATTGGGAATCAGATGCTCACGCATATCAGGCAGACGTATTAGAAGACTTTATAAAAAATAAAACTAAAGTAAAAGTCAGAACTGATATTAATATGGACACTGAACAAATAATTTATGATTACACATAAAAATATTATTTTTTATTACAATATGTAGTTGCAAGATTCTTTCTTTTACTATATACTACACCAATCAGAAAAAACACATTAGACTGCTAGTCATACGGATTAGCGGTATTAACAACTATTTACTTAAAGAGGTGCTAGATGCTCAAACTTGTCAACAACAATAGGGATAGAGACACAAGAAGTCTTATGTCCAAAACTAAATTTTATGAAGGATACAGTAGGTGGGATGACACCAAAGAACGCTATGAGAGTTGGGATGAGTCTGTAAGTCGTGTTATGAACATGCACAGAGATTACTACAAAGACAAGATGACACCTGAACTTAATCAGATGATCAATGAGGCAGAATCTCTTTATAAGTTAAAGTATGCACTAGGTGCTCAACGTGCTCTACAGTTTGGTGGAGATCAGTTACGCAAACATATGATGAGAATGTATAACTGTACGTCAACCTATGCCGATAGACCACGTTTCTTTTCAGAGCTATTCTACGTGCTTCTCTGTGGCGCAGGGGCAGGGTTCTCTGTGCAAAAGCATCATGTGGAGAAGTTGCCAAATTTAGCTGAACGTAAGAAGCAAGCCAAAGGTTGGATCGTAGAAGATTCTGTTGAAGGTTGGGCTGATGCGCTAGGTGCGCTTATGTCATCATACTTTGTGGGTGGTGGACAGTTTCCTGAAATGGAAGGACGTAAAGTATATTTCGATTTAAACCAAGTGCGTCCAAAGGGTGCCATGATCAACGGTGGATTTAAAGCCCCTGGCCCTGAACCACTACGTAGAGCACTAGATAAGATTGAGCATATCCTACAGACTATTGTTTTATCAGGGCGTGATGTGCTTAAGCCTATTGAGGTTTATGACATTGCCATGCATGCTGCAGATGCGGTTCTAGCAGGTGGTGTAAGACGTAGTGCGACTATCTGTTTATTCTCACCCGAAGATGAGGAAATGATTAATGCCAAAACAGGGAACTGGTTCATCGATAACCCTCAAAGGGGCCGAAGCAATAATTCAGCAGTTATCGTCAGATCCGAAATCACTAGAGAAGAGTTTAAAAAGATTATGGGTTCGATCAAAGAGTTCGGAGAGCCCGGATTTTTCTTTGTCGAAGACAGAGATATCACGACTAATCCTTGTGTTGAGATTGGCATGTATCCGCAGATTGATGGAGAATCAGGTTGGCAGGGATGTAACCTAACAGAGATCAATGGTGGTAAGTGTACAAGCCAAGATGAGTTCTTTAAGGCATGTCGTGCAGGAGCAATCTTAGGTACACTACAAGCAGGTTATACTGATTTCAAATATCTAACAGAAACAAGCAAGCGTATCTTTGAGCGTGAAGCACTGTTGGGCGTGTCTGTAACTGGTTGGATGAATAATCCTAATGTGTTGTTTGATGAAGAAACTCAACGTCAAGGCGCAGAGATTGTTAAGTCTGTCAACAAGGAAGTTGCAGCATTGATTGGTATCAACCCTGCAGCACGTACTACTTGTGTTAAACCATCAGGTAATGCATCAGTTCTATTAGAAACTGCTTCTGGTATTCATGCAGAGCATAGTGCTCGTTACTTGCGTCACATTCAGTTGAACAAAGAAACTGAGGTAGGACAGTTGTTGGCAAAAACTAATCCATACATGGTTGAAGAGTCTGTATGGTCTGCTAATGGCACAGACTACTGTGTAGCATTCCCAATCATCACTCCTGAAGGATCTTTGTATCGTGAAGAGTTGTATGGTAAAGCATTACTTGAGAAAGTAAGTACTGTGCAAAATAATTGGGTAGAAGCAGGTACGAATGTAGAGCTATGTGCAAACCCTAAGACACGTCACAACGTATCAAATACTGTAACTGTGTTGCCTCATATGTGGAACGAAGTAGAAGACTATGTGTTTGAAAATCGTCACAACTTTGCAGGTATTAGTTTCTTGGCAGGTATGGGTGATAAAGACTTTGCCCAAGCACCTATGACAGAAGTATTAACAGAAGATCAGATTGTTGCTAAGTATGGCAAGGCTGCTTTGTTTGCATCAGGTCTGATTGTGGATACTCGTAAGCAAGGGTTTCGTGATCTATGGGAAGCAACACAGATTGCACAAACTCCACCTGAGTATCAAGGAGAAGTCTCTGACCTACGTGCTGAGTGGATTAGACGGTTCAACAAGTTTGCTGATAACTACTTCATGGGAGATCTTAAGGAAACTGAGTATTGTCTGAAAGATGTGTTCTTACTTCACAAGTGGGAAAAGATACAACAGAATATTCAGTCTGTGGACTTCTCATCAGAACTAGATGAAAAGCGGTTCACTGAGATCGATACTATGGGAGCTATTGCGTGTCAAGGGGGCGCATGTGAAATAACCTTCTAGGCTATATAGTAGCAAGCCAATAATAGGAGAGAACATGGAAGAAGAATATTGGGCAGAGTGTATCGCTTGTGAGACCGAAACGCAGGTATTAGTGGTAGATAGCGAAGAGGTTCCACAATACTGCCCAATGTGCGGATCTCCCATAGAGTTTGAAGAAGTAGAAGATTAGTATAAATAGCCTTGCAACAGCAGGGCTATTTTTTTATGTGGTATTATAATGGTAAAGTGTTTGAAGAAACACCTGAAGAATATCAGGGATTTGTGTATGAAATCACTGAACTAGATACTGGAATGAAATATATTGGCAAGAAGTTTTTTTGGAAGCCAAAGAAGCTACCTGTCACTAAAACACGCAAGAGAGCCGTTAGGAGCCGCACTGAGAGCGATTGGCGTAAATACTATGGTAGCAGTACCGAAGTAAAAATGTTAGTGGAAACTAAAGGCGCAGAAAACTTTAACAGAGAGATCTTAAAACTTTGTAAGACAAAGGGGCTATGCTCTTACTATGAAATGAAATATCAGCTAGAGAGAGATGTTCTCCTGAAGCCTGATGAGTATTATAATGCATTTATTGGAGGAAAGATACATCGTAAACACATATTAGGGAAAGAATAAATGCAACACAACGAATATGACGTAACAGTAATAAAGGTTCTAGATGGAGACACGGTTGATGTTGATATCGATTTAGGATTTGGTGTTTGTCTTAAAGATGAGAGAGTGCGGATCATGGGCATTGATACACCTGAGTCACGCACATCTGACAGAGTAGAAGATCTGTTTGGTGAGGCTGCAAAGGCTAGACTGAAAGAACTCATGAAAGATGGCGGCAAACTAATCACCACAGAAAACAAGCATGGCGAAGATATGAAGGGTAAGTTTGGACGTATCCTTGGAGACTTTCGTGTGCCTGATGGACGTAAGGTTACTGATATCATGATCGAAGAAGGACACTGTGTTCCTTACTTTGGTGGGTCTAAAGAGGATACACAGGCTGCACACATGAAAAACAGAGAAAGACTGTTGGCAGAAGGTATTGTATCTCAAGAAGATTATGAGGCAGCAATGAAGAAAATGAATAAAGAGTATTGACGAATCAGTAAAATAGTATATAATAAACTAAAGGTTTTTGAGACAGGATAGTATATGATATTAATTGATTATAATGCAGTAGCCATTGGTAGTATTATTCAACAGAAAGATGAGATGAATGAAGATCTTTTTCGTCATCTCATCTTGAATAATATTAGAATGTATAGAAATAAGTTTAAAGAGAACTATGGTGAAATAGTAGTATGTGGTGATGGTAGAAAGAACTGGCGTAAAGACTTCTTTCCTAACTACAAGTTTAAACGTGGTAGTAATAGAAAGAAAGATAACGTTGATTGGGATGAACTGTTTAGGATCATCTATCAGGTGTATGAAGAGATTGGGGAACACTTTCCATATAAAACTGTGTTAGTAGAAGAATGCGAAGCAGATGATGTTATTGCAACTCTTGTAGAAGAAACTCAGGAGTTTGGTAAGAACGAACCTATCATGATCGTATCATCAGATAAAGACTTTGCACAACTACAAAAGCATCCTAATGTTCAACAGTACTCTCCTTTGAAGAAATCATTTGTTGTAGAACGTAACCCTAGAAAACAGTTATTAGAACTTATTTTAAAGGGTGATCAATCAGATGGTGTTCCTAATGTACTAAGCAATGATGATTGTTTTGTAGAAGGCATCCGACAAACACCTATGCGCCAAACTACTATAGATAAACTTACAGAAGATATCAAAGCTATGGGTGATGAAGTGTATAGGAACTATTGTCGCAATAAAAAACTTATTGATTTAGAAGAAACTCCTAGTTCAGTAAAATCTAAAATACTAAATAGTTTTGAAGAGCAAGACAAGTGGAACAACAGAGGTAAAGTCTTTCCCTACTTTGTAGAGAAACGTTGCCGAATGTTACTAGAGGATATAGAGGACTTCATTTAGTATGGTAAATAAGACCACATATAATGTACATGAGATTTTAGAACAAGTTTCTAAAGCTAAAAGTCGCACAGACAAAATAAACATCTTAAAATCAAATCAAAATAATTGGGCCATGAAAGACATATTGCGTGGCACTTTTGATGATTTAGTTACATGGAACTTACCTAATGGTAAGCCACCATATGAACCTGCTGATGAGAGATCCACCCCATCTAATCTAATGCAACACAATAAAAAGTTTGCGTACTTCATTCCTAATGGACCAGGATCAAAAATGGCGGCAGTCAAGAGAGAAAAGATCTTCTTGGATATGTTAGAAACAGTACATCCAAAAGATGCTGAACTTCTTGTTGGCATGATCAATAAGAAAATGCCTGTCAAAGGCATTACAAAGAAACTGGTACAGGAGGCATTTCCAGATTTAATAGTTAAATAGTATGTAATATGTAATATAGGAGAAGGTATGAGTAGAATCCAACTTGATAGACTAAGAAAAGATTTAGAAGAATTAAACCTATACATAAGTAAAGTAAAGGAAAAAGGTAAGATGGACCTAGTTTCAAAGTTAAATAAAAAAAGAGATTTTCTAGTGTCTAAGTTGGAAGCTGCATAAAAGGTAAAGATTGGGGTTGCCAATCTGATTAAAAAAGGTTATAATGATGCCTACGTACACAATGATAAATGTGTCTACAAGTGAAGAAAAAGAAATGATCTTATCTCTAGCAGAGCGTGAAGAGCTTCTGTCTAATGGTGAGTGGAAACAAAAGCTGATTACTCCCAAGTTTATTTCTCAGCATGGTTCCACTCACAATAAGGCAGGTGATGGTTGGAAAGACGTTCTTCGAAAAGTTAAATCTGGTTCTGGCAAAGATAGTAAGATAGACGTATAATATGACAAAACGTGTGAAGAGTTTGAACAACTCTATGACTGTTAGATTGGCTGATCTGTTACAGCATGATCCATTGACAGCAACTCAGGAAGCTGCTTATTCAGCATGGGATGATGGTGATAACTTAGTTCTTACAGGATCTGCAGGTACAGGCAAGACCTTTATGGCATTGTACCTTGCGTTAGAAGATGTTTTAGAGGCACAAGAATATAATAGATTGGTTATTATAAGATCTATGGTTCCAACAAGAGATATGGGGTTCCTGCCCGGAACTAAAGAAGAAAAAGAAGATGCATTCACTTCTCCATATAAGAACATATGTCACGAACTATTTGGAGATAAATCTTCATATAATAAAATGCTAACTTCAGGTCAAATATCTTTTGATTCAACTTCTTTTATTCGAGGAACTACCTATGACAACAGTATTATAGTTGTAGATGAAATGCAGAACCTGAACTTTCATGAGTTAGATTCTGTCATAACACGTGTGGGGAAGAATAGTAAGATTATTTTCTGTGGTGATTACAAGCAGAGCGACTTTAAGTTTGATGATGAAAAGAATGGTATCATGAAGTTTTTACAGATTGTGGAACAGTTACGCAACTTCTCTATAGTAAATTTTGGATGGGAAGATATTGTGCGTTCTGATTTTGTAAGGGATTATATAATGACTAAAGAAATGCTAGGATACTAAGAGAGGTTAAAATGGCAAAATATTCTAGGTACGATCCACGAAACAAGAAAAGTGGCAATAATAAAATCAAGTCTCAAACAAAAGACTTACGGATACGTGAAGTATCGGGCAATGAAAATAAACAGATGCTAAATGAAGTAATGTTTGACGATGAGTATGATCATGACGAACTTGACAACCAACAACTCCAAGGATAATCTTCCAGATTTTGTTTATGTTTTTTCTGTAGATAATCATGACGATTATTGGAAGCCTTTACTGTTAGAATCTATTGAGAAGATGAAAGAGATTAATAACATTCAGTTGAATCCTCAAGGTTATTATTACGATTTTGACATAAAAAACGCTCCTAGAACATATAGTAAACTTATGGATCATATAGTTTTTGATCCTATAAGTGAACTTGAACAGATGTTTGGCAACTATTGTAGATCTAAAAATATCAATAGGGAAAAAGGCGATAGAGAAAATATATATTGGTTTCAACAGTACCTACAAGGTTCAGGCTTTGGTTGGCATGGACATAATGCTCATTGGGCAATGGTATATTATGTTGAACTACCTGAAATGACAGAAGCCACAGAGTTTTTAAATTTTGGTCAGTTTGACGTGAAAGAAGGTGATATGATATTCTTTCCCACATTTTTAAATCATAGATCACCTCAAATTAAAAGCAATCAAAGAAAAACTATAATATCAAGTAACTTTGAGTTCGCTGTTGACAGGGAGATGATTGAGGATTATGGTGTCGAACATTTTAGGAATAGATGATCATTATTTACACTGGCCTAGAGATAGTTGGGGTGGTACTGATCTCAATAATAAAGATATGGTTGACGCTTGGCTTGAGATACAGAAAATAGTGAACCCTAAACGTGTTATAGAAATTGGAATGTTTGCAGGACACGGATCTCTTTTAATGATGAATGTATTTAAAAACTTAGTGTCTTTAGAAAGCTATGATCCTAGTGATGTCTCTGCGAGAAATGCGAGACAAATACGAAAGTTCTATCCACAACACACATTTTATAAAGAACCCATTTGGGATAAAGAATATCGTCACAAAGATATTGATTTAATATTTGTTGATGGTATGCATGATGGTGAAGCACCGTTTCGTGATTTTACTTCGTGTATGAAGATAAAACCAAGATATATTCTTGCAGATAATATTGAGAGAGTAGATGTTCGCAGAGCAACTAAAGTAAAAAATAAAATGTGGGGTGAAAAATACAAGCCTAAGTATTGGTTCTACACTAATACAAAATACAGTTCTCTTATGAAAGAAGATATAACATCTCCCGGTATTATGGGATTATTTAAAATGGAAGGCAACTATGACAATTGAAATGATTTTAAATCTTAGATACCAATGGGAATCAATGGTTTCATTTAGACTGGCTTACGATTTACCAAGCTATGATGGTAATATACATAACTTAAAGGACTTTATTAAAAACGGTCATAAGTCTAATAGATTTAGAAAAAACTTTGATGAAGCCATGCGATTAGCGAAAGAGATTGTTGAGTATTATGAGCGACCTGTGGCATCATTGGATAAACAATTGGCGTGATAATCACGGTAAAGATACTATTAGATGGAAAACTACTGTAGGTATTGGTGACAGTATGTATGGTCTTAACATTGCTTATATGAGAGCATTTGTTAATCAAAAACCAACAAAGTTTCAACTACATTTTTATCATCCAAAAGACTATGTTCATCACTATGAAGATCCTGAAGCAGTTGTAGCTAGAGTCGAATATATTCGAGACAGGTATATGTGGAAAGATATAGTTGATGTTGAATACGTTTATAATAGTACTGATACGGCATTATATAAGCAGTTTTATCAAGGTATTACGAGATATAAGAGATCTGAGATGTATCGATATTGGGCATTAGATCCCACAATATCTACTCCATCACAAAATAAAAAAATAGTTTTGTGGAGACCAACCAATAATATGACCCAACAAGTTGATAATGATAAACACATACTTTTAGATTGGGAGTGGCAAAGGCTTATCGACAGGTTAGAAGACTTTGGATATAGCGTGACAGAGATTGATTATAGAACTCCTATAAGAGAAGCGTTATACCATATAAGAACTTGTGAGTGTTGTTTGTCGTATGAGGGAATGTGGCATTATATCAGTAAGAATCTTTTTAAACCTCATATAGTGATAGGCACTTCTTCTATTTCTAAGTGGCATACTCCTGCTGCAGTGGTAACAGATAAAGGGTTCTATATAGATAGAGATCTTAAAAAGATTGACTATATGATAGAAAGTGCAACTGAAAAAGCAGACAACTTTAAAGAAATATTCTTTAGATTTGTGAATGGATGGTAAAATGCAAATAGACAGAGCAGTTATCGAAATACAAGGTGGATGTAACTACACCTGTCAGATGTGTCCACAGACTAATCCTGATGGTACTACAGGCGCACGTGGTAAAAACTGGATGAAGAAGATGCCATTGGCAGAGTTCGAAAGATATGTTGCAGAGTGTGCAGAAGCAGGACTGAATGTTGTAAATCTTGATGGATCTGGCGAGGCTACAATCTCTATGGATCTACCAAAGTATATTGAGGTGGTTAAGAAGTATGGCGCACAAGCTGTAATCTTTTCTAATGGATACCGTATGAATGGTAACTTCATGAAAGAATGTGTTGATGCAGGTTTAGATTTCTTTAGGTTTAGTATTGTAGGGTACAACTATGATAAATACAAGGAGTGGATGAACAGTGATAACTTCTATAGGGTAATATCTAACCTTCACGAAATGAAACGTTACGTTGTTCGTTCTAAATCGAAATGTGTTGTTGCAACATATCACCTAATACTTGATAATGATAACATTGATCATGAAGTTGAAGAGTATAAGAAAATCGTGAAGTCTGCTAATGTTCAGACAGAGATTTGGAAGATGCATAATTGGAGTGGTGTATATGATCCTGAGTATGATAGAAGTGGTGAAAAGAAAACTTGTGGTAGACCCTTTTCCCCTGATATTGTTATTAGGGCTGGAGGTCTTGGTAATAGCACTGGTGCTATTCACCCTTGCTGTCAAGTGCTAGGAAGAGATGATGAGGCAGTACTAGGACATGGTTCGCTCAACACGCTTGAAGAGATTTGGTATGGAGATGAATATAATACGCTTAGAAAGCAACATGAAACAGGAGACTATCCTGACTTTTGCAAGAGTTGTGACTTCTTGATTGACGATCCTGAAGTTTTAGTGTATACTAATCATGGACGTGAAAACTATAAAATGTATGGAACAAAGTTTAACTTGGATGATTACAGATGATAGAAGATCCTCTATACCTACCTAAAGACACTAGAGTGTTCATTATGTGTGATGCTAATAGTGATCCACAAATGATAAACCTTTCACATATAAAGAAAAGGTTAGAGATATTTGGGTATAGCTTTACCGTACAATATGTAAATGATCTTCCAATGGTTCTTCGTAAAATGTCTCCTGAGGATATCCAGAAGGACATGGGATTTTATCTTGATGTTCCTGCTAGTGATATAGGCACTACTCAACTTTATAAGTGGTATTCTTATTTGTCCATATTAAGAAAAGCTAGGATTTTAAAGAAACACTTTATGATTCTTTTTGCTGATGTTAGTAACTTTAAAGATGATATTGAGATACATTATAAAGACGAGCCTGTTAGATATATACATGATGGACATAAACTTATTATGAATCATCATACAGCAAATAAAATACTTAGACGTTTTAATACTAATTTTAGTTACATATACAATAATAATAATATCCTTAATTATGACTTTCATCAACTGATTAGAATGCATGACCAACCAGAACTATAAAGTCGCTATGATCCAGATTAAAGATCATCCTGTTTCCCAAATGTATATGAGAACAGTAATGCCTAGTTGGAATACACATGGCATCAAAGTTATACTACACGATGCAACAACACCTAAAGACTTGGTATATAGAAATACTTTAAATTTTGGTAGAAAAAGACGTGGCAGAACTAAGTCTTTCACGGCTACTGAAAAATCTGTATGGTATAGCCATTTCGATCTTTGGTGTCAATGTATCAAAAAAGGTCCATTAGTGATTATTGAACATGATTCTATGCTATCAAAACCTCTTCCAAACTTTGATAAGCAAGGCTATAAAATACTATCTTATATGAAAGACCCTGATGGTGTTACTGTTATGTCTCCTGGTTCAGGTTATTATATCACCCCACCTATAGCAGAGAGATTGGTTGCAAGAGCGGTTTGCCAGCCAGTAGACAGAAATAGCGATGGTCACTTGATGAGTATAATGAACTTAAAAAGACAAACTGAAATGAAAGACTTTTTCTATATAGAGCAGATCATTATAGATGGTCTAAATACAATAGATCACAAGTCGCCGTACAGAACCTTTATAGGACAAGATTATGAAAACATTGATATATCAAGTATACACAGGCAAGCGTAAAAAACTTTACGACTTTTGTACTGCATCAGTTAAAGCATACGCAGAAAGAATAGGCGCTGACTATATTGTGCAACGGCATCCTATTCTTATGATAAAACCTGACATATTTCAAACAAATAGATCAAACGAATCCTATGGTAAGTATGGTGGGTTTCTTCCTATCTACGAAAAAGAAAATGCTTTTGCATATTTCAAATCATATGATAAGATTGCTTTGATAGATGGTGATATTTACATTCGTGAAGATGCTCCTAATATCTTTGATGAGATTGATGATACCTATGACTTTGCAGGTGTTGTCGAAAGAGAAATGCCGTTAAGCCAAAAGTATATGCAAAAGATAACTAACTATTCTCGTATGCAGTATGGCACTATTAAAAATGTAGATTGGAAATGGAACAAGCATGGTGCTGAGTTCTTTAACATGGGTATGATGCTCATGAATAAATCTATGGGTAAATATTTAAATGGAGAAACCCCTGCACAGTTTTTAAGGAGACCAAGGTTCAAGCCATTCATTGATGGTCTTGGTGCATGGAAATGGTCTACAGATCAAACTCTTCTTAACACTTGGATCAGGGAAGAGAAGATGCGATTAAAACATCTAGATTGGAAGTGGAATGGTTTGTATAATGCAGTTCCTAATGAAAAACTTCATGAGGCACATTTTATTCACTTCTTTCATAAGACGGTCTTGCCTATGGAAGGTGAGAATATTGAAGAACTAGCAAAGCTAGTGGATATAAGGGATATGAGATGAGATTTCTAGAAATAGCAGGTTCTAAACAGCGTGGTTTGAATTGGGATGCTGTGCGTGATGTAAAGATGCCGGGAGTCATGGTATACGATATGCGTGACCTTCCTATGAGGGGCGTAAAGGATAAGACGTATAGCGGTGTTTACAACGAACATTTTATTGAACACTTGACCAAAGAAGAAGGTATCAACTTTCTAAAAGAAATGCTTCGTGTAATGAAACCCTTTGGTACTATCAGAACCATTTGGCCTCCAATGGAGTTTGTAGAATGGCTGCGCCAAGAAGAAGATCTTGATAATCATCCTTGGGTTAAACATTACTATCATTTTTATGTGGTAAAGCATAAGTTTGCGCCTAAAGGTACGGAGTTTATGCGTATGCAAGATCAATGCGCTGAAGGTATTATGTGGCAGGGTGGTGAGCATAAACATATTTGGGGTAAGCAGGAACTTATTGACACCATGAAAGAAATAGGGTATATTAATGTAAGAGAAAAAAAATATCAAGAGAGTGGATTACCTGCATTCAAAAACATTGACACACCCGGAGATATTCGTGCATTTCATTCTGCAGTCATAGAAGCGCAATCTCCTGCAGAACAGAAAAGACAAATGGAACTAGACCTGTGAAGAACTTAGTATATCAGTATTGGTTGGGAATTCCTGGTGTTGCAGTAGAGCATGGCGTACACAATATGGAACAGTATGCCAAAAGGATTGGTGCCGAATATCAGTTCAAGCGAAACCCAACTTGGGCAAACCAATACACAGATATACCTCAGTACTACAATGCCTTTGAAGTTATTTGGAATCCAGTGTTTGAAGAATATGATAATATATTGTTTGCTGATACAGATATATTTGCGGTTCAAGACTTATCTGAGAGTATATTTGATCAAGACATTGCTGACATTGGAGTGTGCAGGGAAGAGCACAAAGAAATATCTAGATCAAAAGGCGAAGGTTTATTCACTAGCAAGCATGACAAACTATGGAATAGTTATCTTAAAAACAAATATAAAGTAGATATGCCGCTAAATGATAATGGAGATATGAAAATCTTTAACTCAGGTGTTGTTGTATATACACGTAAAGGAAGAGAAAAGGCACGTAAAAGATTTGTGAAGTTTAGAGAATATACAGATCTTATGGCAGCAACATCATTACCTAGATTTTATCGACTTGATCAGAACTATCTTCATGCCAATATGATTATAGCAGATATGGATATTACTGAAATGTATAACGGATGGAATACTCAAATCCATTATACAGGAGATGCTAAACAAGATCCTAGACCTATATTTGATGGTAGGGATGATAGAGTCGCAAAGCTATGTCATGTACAACTTAGGAATGCAGATAATCAAGATGGTGATTGGCATCATACTATTGTCAACAAACCTAAAAGTGAATGGAGACTTAAGTAATGTTTGATGCATATATCATAACAACTATCAATACATTTGAAAGTGATAAAGTTAAAGCACTCACTAAAAGGTGTGTTGAAACATGTCGAGCAAATAATATAAACCCTATACTATTTGATGCTATCACACCATATACACTAGAGAAATATTATGGTGGTTGGCCTGTAAGAGAAGATTATAGAGAAAGACTTCTTGGTAACTACAGAAGAAAAGCAGGTAAAGAACCCACTAAAGAAATAGAAAATAGAATGATTGTTATGCAGCAATGTATGACAATGAGTCATTATGAAGTTCGTAAAAAGATTATTGAAACAGGTTCTACGGCTATAGTGTTAGAACATGATGCCATAGTTGGAAGACCTTTAGATTTAAACCAACCATATACTTCTAGAGTTATCAATCTTTGCGTTAGAGAACAAGCAACGCATGGCTATACATGCAATCCTGAATATGCCTTGAAATATAATGCAATATATGATAAAGTGGGATTCGCAGGTCATGATAATATGAATAGATATATTAATCTGTACGAACAGATAAAGATTACTCCATATAGAAACGGTAATGCTGTTGTTGGTGGTAATGCTCTACATGAAAGTCAATGGGATACACATCGTGGCGCTTTAAAGACTGAGTTGACATATGTGCCTACAACTACTTCAGGGGTTTTTGATTGATGAGAATTTTAGTTACAGGAGCAACAGGATATGTTGGTGCTCATTTTGTAAAGGTTGCTGCAGAGGCAGGTCATACCATTGTTGCTACAGACTATAATCTCGAACAGAACGATTTGAAAAAATACTGTGCAAAGATCATAGAGTGGGATATTCGTAAACCTATATCAAATAAAATAGTGGGTGTAGATAAAGTCGTTCATATTGCGGCAAGAACTAAAGTTCCAAACTCTGTAAAAGATCCTTATGATTATTACTTGACAAATGTAGTTGGAACTAAGAACGTGATTGATTCGGCACCATGTAATCATTTTGTATATTGTTCTACAGGAAGTGCATTTAATCCTGCTAGTAATCCTTACGCAGGATCTAAGCATGCAGGTGAACTTGTGGCAAAACAGTTTAACGATAAGTGTAGCCTAGTTAGGTTTTACAATGTTAGTGGAAATGATGGAATGCAAAAGTATGATGATGAGTATAGTCATCTGATACGTAGGGCAGCAGCAGTTGTGAATGGTAAGTTTGACAGGCTGTATATTCATGGAACAGATTTTGACACTAGAGATGGCACATGTATAAGGAACTACACTCATGTCAAAGACATAGTAGACTCTCTCCTAAGGATTACTGAGAATGATCCAACTAATGAGATTGACTGTCTAGGATCTCCTGAGGGATACTCTGTAAAAGAGGTTATAGATACTATGGCTAATGTATCTAGAGCGAACTTTGAAGTAGTTGAAGGCCCAAGAAGAGATGGTGACATTGCAGTGTCAACTGTTCCAATAAAATCCAAATACTTTGAACAAAAAAAATCACTTGAAGATATGTGTATTGACGCTATAAAATACGAGGTATAAAATGATAAACTCTGAACTAGGACATGTGACTTCATTAGAGGAATTTAATAGTGAAATCATTCGACAGCAAGTAGAAGCCCATGGCGAACACTACTGTGACATTCATGATGCTATTAAAAAGTATATGCCAGAGTGTAGGTACTATATGGAACTAGGTACGCATCAGGGTGGTACTGCTTCTACTGCTTTACTGTGCAAGCCAGAGAGTGTTCAACTAGTTGATATTGACACTAGTAGATATAAGAAGTTCTTAAAACCACTAGCCGAAGAGTATGCTGAGAAATATGATATCGATTTGACTGTTCTAGAAGTAAGTTCTCTTAGTATGAAGTCAACTACCAAAACGGATATGCTAATGATTGACTCTTTACATCATCCTAATCATATGATACAAGAGTTACGTTTACACCATTCTAATACGTATAAATATATCATAGCACACGATACAAGTATCTTGCATGGAAAAAAAGACAGTAGACTATATGATTGTTTGCAAAACTTTTGCCTTGATTATCCTTGGCGAATCGTTGAGAGAAACGAGAAAAATGTTGGATACACAGTTTTAAAAAGAAAGTAGAGATATGTCTATAGGAGATTCATTAGATAGCGTTATATCAAAAACAAAGGCTTCAACCTTTGTGATGTCGGCTAAAGGAAAACTTCCTGCTTTTATTATATCTGATATTAACAACTCTGCGTCTACAGCAGCTACTAGAAAAGTTGTGAAATCTATTGAAGATACTGGTAGTAGGTTTATACCATTTATTTTACCTGCCACAACTCCCTCAAATTTAGACGAGCATTTAAAAGATTTTAACAAGACAAAAATGGATTGGACGTACCCGTTAGCGGGGGAAAAAAGAATAGACATTAAATCAGGTTTACATTTGACAGGGTATGCTGCTAAAGATATCAATAAGGTTATTTCGTGTATGGTTTCTCACATGAGATGTTGGTTGGTTTGTGCATCTCAGAGATTCCCTATAGTAGTTTTAGAACACGATGCTTTGTTTGTAAGAAAGCTTGATCTTTATGGTAATAGTAATACTACCTACGAGAAGCTAAATAAGCACGGTATCATTGGTCTTAACAATCCAAGGGGTGCTACTAGAAAATCTGCAAAGTATTACGAATCTGTTATTAACCTACAAAATAATATTAATAGTGCAAAAGATTTTAATGGTTATACGGTTAGTGATTCACCTTGGGTTGATGATGACAAATATACTCCACAAGGTATTGCAGGAAACTCTGCATATGTCATTAGTCCTAGCATGGCATTAAAACTTCTGAAAAAAGTTGACGAAATAGGTCTTTGGCCTAATGATGCTTTAATGTGTAAGCAGTTTTTTCCAAATCAACTAAAACAAATATACCCATTCGTTACAGAACTTCAGGGTATACAATCAACAACTACAGGATAACTATGAAAAACTTTGTTATTACTATTCGTGAAAATGATAAATCTTTAGAAGCAGCTTCTAAATGTATAGCGTCAGCCGCAAGGTTTGATCTTGAGGTTGATTACTATGATGCGTTTGTACCATCAGAAGCTAAAGACTTCATGAAAGAACAAAAAATAAACGACACTCTCTTTTATGGAGATAGGTTTTCTAGAGAAGACAATGCACGTGCAGCCTTTTGTTCTCACTTTTCCATATGGCAGTTTTCTGCAGAATGCAATGAAGAGGTGACAATCTTTGAACATGATGCTGTAGTGATGGACTCGATACCTGAGATTTCTTTTGATGGATGTATATCTTTTGGAAGACCTTCATATGGTAAGTTTATGCAACCTTCCATGCTTGGAAAACAACCTCTGACATCTAAGCCATATTTTCCAGGCGCACATGCGTACAGAGTAAATCCAAAAGGAGCCAAAGCATTAGTTGAAGAAGCAAGACTACAGGCGAGACCTACTGACTTATTTTTAAATAAAACAACATTTCCTTTCTTAGAAGAATACTATCCTTGGCCTGTGGAAGTTAGAGAAACTTTTAGTACAATCCAAAAAACGGAAGGCTGTTTAGCCAAACATATGTACAACAAGGATTATGTCTTAGAGGATATATAATGAAAAATCTTTTTATTACTGGCTATGATAGTAACACAGTATGGATGTTAGATTGGTTTCTGAAAAACTTTAATGAAAACTCAGATACTCCTATACTGACTTATGACTTTGATGATTTTTCTACACCAGTTCAAAACGCTAAAAACTGGTTCAAGAAGCCATTTGCTATGCTAGATGCCGCATCAAAGGTTGACAAAGTTTGTTGGCTTGATATTGACATGCATATAAAACAGAACATAGATGGCATCTTTGATCATGTAGAACCTAATAAGCTTGCAATGGTAGAGGATGTTCCATGGTCTAAAAGACGTGGAGAGAAATGGCATAACTCAGGTGTGGTTGCCTTTCAGGGTAAACCTCAGATCTTACAGGATTGGGCATCAGAGATTGCACTAAATCCAATTGTCGGTGATCAAGAAGTTCTACACAGTATGCTAACTAGCCCTTTGAAAAGGATGATACATATAACTGACCTTCCAAGAGAATATAACACTTTACGAATAGATTTTATAGATGGCACTAATCCAAATAATCCAAAGATAGTGCATTGGACAGGGGCCAAAGGAAAAGAAGAAGTCAGAAAGATAATAAGTAGTGAGACGATTAAATGAGTAGAGTTGCACATGTAATAGGTAATGGTGATCAAGCACAGTTATATAGACCTGCGAAGGGTATCAAAGTAGCTTGTAATCAACCCCCAATGGCTATTGAAAATCTATATGCTTCTTGTATCGTAGACTTCAAAATGTCTGCTGCACTCACGGAAGGAAGCGTAGAGATCCCCGGAGATTGGGTACTAGGGTATAGACCTAAGATCTGGTATGACCAAAACAAAGGCAACTTTAAGATGAGGTTTGGTCATAAGATCAAGGAGTTCTATACAGTTCTACCACCATACACAAAGTTGTTTCCAAACGAAAATGAAGGTAATATGTACACGAACTTTAACTGTGGACATATGGCAGTACACTATACTGCAAACAGACTGAAGCCTGACATTCTTCACATGTATGGATTTGATTCCATATTTGATATGAACATGAGAAGCTACACAGACTTTGTTTTGAACTCAGACAGAGGTGCCACTAATAACGTAAGACTAGCAGACAGGTGGAGACCTATCTGGAACGGTATTTTTGGTGAGTTCAAGAACACTCAGTTTGTTCTTCATCATATTCATAATCAATCTAAAATCCAACTACCTGATAACGTTGAGGTTTATGTTCCACAAAAAGCTTGACAACACTGCTACCATAGTGTAATCTGTATATGTAACAACAAGAGATTCGCTATGATCGTTGAGTTTGAAAGTAAGTTTGCCAAAAAGAAAGAAGACCTCATCTGTGATGTCATTGCTTTTGGAGCACAAAAACTTTTCCCTTCTGAAGATGCTGTTTATATAAATATTCAAGCCATTAACAAAGAAGGACTTTGCGGCGATTGTATGTTCGAAGACGATGATGAGTTTACTATTCGTCTTAACAAATCACTTTCCATAACAGATCTAATAACTACAGTTCTACATGAGCTTGTTCACGTGAGTCAATATCTCAAGTGTTTAATCATGGATACTGAGAGTGCCTATGAAGATCGTTGGCAGGAGATTGAAGCCCATGCAATGGAGAAGAAACTATTAGAGGAATACATGGTTGGACATTAATGGAATAGAAAAAGCATGTATGGAGATATGTGACGATAATACTAATATGTCAATACCATGGTATCTCATGGCGGCATATGCGTATTATGAAGAAGACAATCCCATAATCAGTGATGGTATGTTTGACAGACTTGCCAAGAAGATTTTAAAAGATTGGGATAATATTACGCACATGCATAAGGAACATCTAAGCATAGATATGTTAGAGGCAGGTACATTCATAGGGGAATACCCAACACGAATAAAAGGAGCATTGCAAAGTGTCAGACAATCATACAAAGAATGATGGTCCGATTGATGATATTACAACTGAAACTTTAGAGGGATGGATTAGGCGTGACAGTAGTAGAAGTGGCGAGACGGATCTTAGACAAAGATTGGAAGGGAGTGAAAGAAGTGGATATCTCAACTCTTGGATTCGCTTTGAGCATGGTTGAGGCAGTCAAGAAATGACTCTTAATGAACTGCGAAAAGCTTTGAATGATCTTGGTATTGAGTATATGATAAAGCAGGAAAACACATACTCAGAAGATTGTAGAGGAAATCTGGTAACTGTAAGATTTTTAGTAGAGGATGAGAAAGAGGGTTAACAGCCCTCTTTTTTTTATTTAATTTAATACTTGACATCAAGTTAAATAAATGCTACATTGATTCTGTAATAAGGAGACATGATGATGTATGATAAGTTTCTTGAAAATATGAAACACTTTGTTTCTCTTAATGAAAATCTTGAGACTGATGGTTCTATCAACTGGAACTTCATTGACTCAGATATGTATATGAAATGGTCTGTGCTGCTTGATGGTGAAACCTATACCGAATGGTTTGATAAAGCTGCAGACGTTATTGAAGGAGTAGACGTATGAAGATACCTCAAGTGAAACCAGATTGGAATACAGGCATTTACATTGGTAACGGTGTTGTTGCTGCAAAGCGTTGGAAGTCAACATCTATGACATATGAAGATGCTGTCACTGAGTTTGGTCAAGAGAACGTAAAGATCGGTATGTTCAAACGTGGTACTGGTGAAGATGATGTTCAAGTTTTTTGTTAAAAAGACTTGACATTAAGTTAAATAAATGTTATAGTGATTCTGTAATAAGGAGAAATGATTATGCTACTTCAAGTTCAAAACCTACTAAACGATATCACTGCTGACTACGTTGGCTTCAAAGAGCGTTGTGGTTCTAAAGATACTGTTACTGGTCAGAAGATGATCAAAGAGTTTGCTGAAGGTCTTGGTTATAAAATCGGTAAGAAGTATATCAAGATCACCAAAGAAAACGATGGTTGCGTTTGGGGTTTCGTTGTCAACACTGACGATGACAAGAAGTTTCGTAAAGGTGACATCTTGAAAGCTGCAGGTTGGAATGCTCCTGCACGTAACAAAGCACGTGGTAATGTTGTTGATGGTGACTACAACATTCAATGGACTGGTCCTAACTATTTACGTTAAAGGAATCAATATGCTTGCCTATTGTGATTATATTGCTGATGAGATCAGCCATAAGTTCTGGTCTCAACAATCCGAAAACATTGTCACCAAAGTTGGCAATGTCAAATATGATCTTCATCCTGATCAGGGGTGGATGATGAGCACGAAGAAAACTATTGATATGACTGACGAGAACGGTAAGATGTACCGTGTAACCGTAGAAGAGATTTGTTAAAAAGACTTGACATCAAGTTAAATAAATGCTACATTGATTCTGTAATAGAGAGAAAGTGAGAATATAATGGCTTATATGTCCCAAGCAAAGAAAAAAGAACTTGCCCCTGCTATCAAAAATGTTTTGAAGAAGTACGGTGTTAAAGGCTCTATCGGTGTTGATAACCATTCCTCATTAGTTGTCACTGTTCGTGAAGGACCGATTGATTTCATTGGCATGGCAAATGCTAAGAACAAAGAAATCTCTGATCGGCGGGGTATGCCTTACTATGCCAATGAAGGATACATTCAAGTAAACCATAATTATCCTGAGAACTACGGTGAGGCAGCGCCTTTTATCGAAGAACTTTCAAACGCTATGCATGGTACAGATTGGTATAACAACAGCGACATTATGACCGACTATTTTGATGTTGCATGGTATGTTGATATCAATATCGGAAAGTGGGATAAACCCTATAAACTAGTAGAAAGTGCTTGACATCAAGTCAAGAATATGCTACTGTGATTCTGTAAGAAAGAGAAAAGAAAATAAATGATTCACGTATTAAGTAATAAAACAATCCTGACTGACTGTGACGGTGTGCTCCTTGATTGGGAGTACGCCTTTGACGCTTGGATGAAGCGGCATGGTTATGAGGTTGTTCAAGAGAACGAATACAAGATGCATCTTAAGTATGGTCTTGAAAAAGCTGAAGCTAAGAAGCTTGTTCGGATGTTCAACGAGAGTGCTGCCATTCGGAAGCTTGGTCCCCTTCGGGATGCTATCAAGTATGTGAAGAAACTTCATGAAGAACATGGCTTTACTTTTCATGCTATCACTAGCTTGAGCAACGATCAGTATGCTCAACACTTACGGACCAAAAACCTTCGGGAGTTGTTTGGTAACACTGTCTTTGAGAAGTATGTCTACCTTGATACAGGTGCTGACAAAGATGATGCTCTTGCGCCTTATGCAGGTAGTGGTTGTGTTTGGGTTGAAGACAAGCCTGAGAACGTTGACCTTGGTATCACCTTGGGTTTGGAAGGGATCTTGATTGATCACCACCACAACGCAGGATATGATGGTGCTGCTACTGTCGTTCAAGGTTGGAAAGAAATCTACGAAATGTTAACTTAAGGGTTGACATCAAGTTAAACTTCTGCTAATATGATTCTGTAATAAAGAGAAAGATACATGATGACACCTTGGATTCAAGAAACTCGTAATGGCTTTGATATGGCTGAAGAAGAAATCAATCGTCTTGAAGCTTCACCTGCCCAAGGTGAACAATCTTGCATGGTTCAGAGTGACATGAAAGCATGGGCCGTTAAAAAAGGTATTTGGCTATCGGAACACTATAAAAATATTATTGTCCTTCACGCTATTGACCGTGGTTGGCTTCAAGAATATGATAATGGAATGGAGATTGTATACTAATGCTTGACAGTACTTTTGAAAAACAGATGAAATATTTTGATGATATTCGTTCCAAAGAAGGACTAAATACAGTATGGTCCATCTATGAGTTAGAAGAAATCTATCGTAACTTGCCCCTCAATGTGAAGGGTAAAGAACTCGTATATGAAAGCATTCGTTATGATGCCACTTCAGAAGATCTTTTAAAAGATATTACAGAAGGAACTAATCGGTCTAGTATCATGTACAAGACAGAGATTCAAGGTAATACTTGGCTGGATATGTGGAAAGCTGCTGAGTGGGTTATTGCTATGTCAGGTACACATCATCGTTACATTGAAGACTTCACAATGAACTCAGATGGAACCATTGAGTTAACAACAGGTTCTTAAGGAGAACACAATGAAATATTCATTAGCACTAGTGGCTGCTTTGGCCTCTAGTACTGCCATGGCAGGAAACGTAACAAAGGTCAAAGTTTTTGACCACACAGAAATTGTGACACAATCTGTTCCTGTGACAGAAACACGATGTCAAGAAGTACAGGTTCCAATCTATCAGCAAAGCCAAGGAGCTTCTGGTGGTGACGTATTACTTGGCGCAATCTTAGGTGGTCTTATTGGTGGTACTGCATCTGGTAAAGATAGTGGTGCTGCGATTGGTGCTCTAGGTGGTGCTATTGTAGCCAATGAAAGTGCAAAGGGTGCTAAGGTTACAGGGTACAAGACTGAACGTCATTGTGGTGATATGACAGTATATCAGAACACTAATGTTGAAGTGTATAGCCACTCTACCATTCGCTTCTATATAGATGGTAAACGGTATGTGGTTCCATTTAAAAAATAAAGGATAATATAATGAAAGAACAACTAGTAAAAGCTGCACGTATGCATGCTGAAGGTGAGTTAGAACGTGCCAAGACAAACATCATGGTTTATATGAATCAGAGTGTGGGTATTGGTGAACACTCAGATATTGTAGAAGCTATTCAAGAAGAACTTGATAAGATGGCGGCTGCAACTGATCGTATTGAAATGCTACAGCAACATTTCTCATGAATATAAGTATAACCGATACAGCTAAATCTTATCTAAAAGAAGTTGGTGATCCTAATGTTTCACTAACGGTAAAGGGTGGGGGTTGTGCAGGGTTTCAGTATGAGTGGGGAACTACAGATAAAGACCCCACCATAGAAAATCTGTGGCTTGATCCTATGGCAGAGATGTTTGTGTTTGGTTGTACTATTGATTATGTAAAAGAACTAGGTGGTTCTTATTTGAAAGTTGTGAATCCTAATGCAACCGCAAGCTGCGGTTGCGGTGAAAGTTTTGGAGTTTAATATGATAGTAATAATTTTGGCACTATTTGCTCATGATAATCAAGAGTTTTTTGCTCTTTCTCATGCGCAACAGCAAGAAGGTTATCAGTGGGAAATGATTGACGAAGGTTGTCGTCCTCCTGGTGAAGGAACACTAGCTCTTATAGATGGAGATGGTAATGTTTGTTGGCAACTTGAAAAGCCAACTGAATAATATAATGGACACGTAGCTCAGTGGATTAGAGCAAGTGCCTTCTAAGCACTAGGTCGAGGGTTCGAATCCTTCCGTGTTCGCCACAATAACGCCGCAATAGCTCAGCTGGTAGAGCAACTGACTTGTAATCAGTAGGTCCGGGGTTCGACTCCTCGTTGCGGCACCAATTCAAGAGGGTATCATGTCAGGTAGCCAAAATAAGTTTGTCCATCAGTGCGATGACGTTAAACTCTAGCCATTATAAAAAGGAGAAAAATATGAACTTTATAAACAACATGAGCAATAGTCAATTTATTTCTGGATTAAGCGAAGACGATACACTTATGAGTGTAGAAGATCTAACTAACAATTTAGAACAATCAGGAAAAATAAAGTTTGATAAAGGTTCAATAGGAGTTGGGGGTACATATCAAAAACTTCCTGTTGGATTATTATATAGTGAACGTAAATATCAAAGATTTATTAGTAAAAGTACTATTCAAAAAGCTAGGAGAGTTAATCTAGGATTGCTACAACCTCTTGTTGTCTGGAAACGCCCTAATGGTACACATGTTATAGTAGATGGTCAACACAAAGCTATTATGTCTGTCTTAGGTGAAGGTCTTGAGTTTGAAGTTCCTTGTATTCTATATGAACATCCTGTTGATAGGGATCATATGAGGTGTGTTGAAGTCGAGGCTCAAATGTTTGAAGACTTGAATATGAGCAGAAAAAATGCTAGTGGCTTAGATAAGTATAGAGCAGGTATTGCATACGGTGATGAAGAATCTATAAAGTTTGAAGAGTCTCTAATAGGCGTTGGCGTTTATGCAGAAAACTTAGGTGATACAGAGTATGGCATTGAAGTTCGTGGGTGGGTGAAACTGCGTTCAGCATACACAAAGTATAATTTAAGATACACAAAAAATGCTGTAGATTTCTTAAAGCCGATTTACACAAATGAATGGGATAAATCTTATGTTGACGGATCTTTAGTTTTTGCACTGACTGCTATAAACTTCTTAATGGATAAACATCTTGGTGCTAGAAAGGCAAAAGGTTTAAAAGAGTTTATGAGAAACTATTTCCATAAAACAACTGCCAATAAGTGGACCGCTAACAGTGCAGGTAACACTGACTATATTATTATTGCTAGAAGAATTGTGGACAAGTATAACACACTAGTAGAAAGTGAGGTTATTGATGGCGCAGTTATTGGTTCAAAGACTTTAGATGATGCGGGTTTATCTGCTATAGATAAACTGAAATAAGTTTTCCTCTCTTGACGGAGAGAGGATGTGGTGACTGAATAAGAGGTGGACGTGCCTCTAAGGTATACGAGAAGAGGGTAGCCCCCTGTCTTAGCAGATGCATCGTAGTTCGAAAGCTAGTTGACAGGAGCGTCCAAGGCGAGTAGATGCAGGTATTCCTAAATCCTGCCCACACCTATATACTTAAAAGGAGATATCTCATGGACCCTACAAGTATTTTTGCAGCTATATCGTTTTGGATATTAAGTAGTAAGGTAGAGCAACAAGCAAAACAAATTCATGAACTTGAAGTTCAAATAGTAATGCAAGAACAATCTTTCATTGATCTTGCCGGCACACACTCAGCCTTTGCCGCTAGATCTGAGACAGTAGATCAGCAGCATGATAGAAGAATTGAAGCAGTGAATCAAAGAGTTGATAATATATTAGAGTATATTGTTGACAACCCATCTGCAGCAAGTGATATGATAGAGGAAAATAATAATGAAAATTTACAGGATTGAACCGACTTATAAAAAGTCAGTTGTTGAGTACGATACCTTCCGTAAGAAGATGGAAGGGGATACCCCAGATATGTGGATCAGAAAAGAAATCGGTTGGCGTTGGGGTGAGTTTGATGTATTTGTTCCTGAGACTGAAGAAGAAGTTATTGAATGGGCAAACGATCAAGTTGGTGATGCAGAATACTATAAGTCTTTAGCAGAAGTCTTAGATGACTATGGTGAAGAAGATCTAGAGGGTATGATAGGACACGCTATGCCTGATACCAGTGAAGCTTGTACGTTTCATGAGTTGTCAGATTATCAATATGAAATGAACTCAACATGGGATGGTTGTTGGGAAGATTGGGATATCTTTATAGGTGGAAATGATCTTTCAGAAGAAGAACAAGAAGAGTTGCTTGAAGAAGTTCAAGACAAATATGCTGAAGACTATGAAGATGGCGTAGCAGAACTTGGCTTTGAGCATATGGATAACTATACTGATATTCATTGTCCTATAACTTTAGTTGAAGTTGATGAAGATCGAAATCCAATAGAATAAATGTTATAAATAAAGGAAATAGATTTTTATAAGGTAACTACATGCAAAACTTTTCTTCATTTCTAGACGAACTCATTTATGGGGAAACTGTTTCTGATCCTATTCGTGAAGAATACATCGAAGAACAGTTTGATGAACTTATGGAAGCCCTCATCACGTTTGGCGGTAAGGCATATCCTAAGTTTGGTAACGTTGTTATCATGGCAGGTGGTGCAGGATCAGGTAAAGGTTTCGTCAAAGACAAGTTGGTTGGCATCGAAGGGTTCACCTTTGATGTTGATGCACTGAAGACACTAGCGGCTGCTACACCTGCTATTCAAAAACGTGTGAAGAAAGAACTTGGCTTTGATCTTAAAAACCTTGCTGCTAATCTAAAAGATCCTGAAAATGTTGGTAAGCTTCATATGATTATTGGAGACTACTTGAAACTTGATAACAAACGTCTGAAAGCTTTGTATACATCTATCTTGTCTGCAGACCCTGAGAGAAAACCAAACATCATATTTGATGTGACTTTAAAAGACTTGCAGAAGTTAGAGAAGCTTACACGTCAAGTATCGTCTATCGGATACGCAAAAGAGAACATCCACATAGTTTGGGTTGTGAATGATATCGAAGTTGCCAAGGCGCAGAACCTTGCACGTTCTCGCACAGTTCCCACAGAGATCCTTGTAAACACTCATAGAGGTGCGTCACAGACCATGGGAGACATTGTGAACATGGGTAAGGGATTACGCAAGTACATGGATGGTGATATCGCATTCGCATTCAACAAGGTTGGTGTGGACACAGATGTTGTGAAATCAGGTAAGGGTGGAATGTATGTCAAAGATGCGAACTACTTCTATGTGAAGAGACAAGGCAAACCGCCAACACCTGCTGCAAAGCTAGACAAAGAACTTCGCATGAAGATCAAATCGTATGTACCAAAGGGAGTGTCTTGGGATGCTTAGTTTTAAACAACACTTACAGGAAGCACAGTGTGACCTTGTAGGTATGAAGCAGATCAAACAGTTTGAGAAGATTGTTGATCAACTATTCAAGAAGTTTAATATTGATTTTAACTTCACACGTCACTTCGCAGATCGCATGAGTGATGAACGCAACACTCCATGTATTACCATGAAAGAGCTTGCTGAGTTTATTAAGAAGATCTATGCAAAGCAGGGTAAGTCTCTGAAGGGTATCGCAGGTGCTGAAGCAGTGGTAAAAGACATTCAGAAAGATCTGAACATTCCTGTTGCAGTTACCTATGATCAACGTAAGGATGAGTTTGACGTTGTAATGAAAACAATCATGCGTAAGAAAAACTTCAAAACGCCAAATAAAGTTATCACCTACTAAACTTTTTTCTTGACATTAAGATAAACTTTTGTTAGATTGTATATGTAACAAGAGAGAGATTCGTAATGATTGAAATGCTTGAGAACTATATCGCCGCTTGTCGCCAAAACATCGAAACTTATCTAGCAATGGATGAGCCTGACATGGCTGCTGTAGCTGCTGCTGAAGCTATGATACGTGACTTTCAAAAAGAATTGGAAGCTCTGTAATGATTGGTGAAGGTATTACGTTTGACAATGGTGTTAAGTGGGCTGACTATATACTAGAGAACACGGATGGACCTGAGGGCATGGTGGAAACATGGCGTGGAGAATGCATCCGACTTAGAGCAACGTATGGTATGCTCATGGCACTCAAAGAACGGTATGATAGTCTATGCGAAGAGTAGCAATAACAGGACATACACGTGGATTAGGGGCCGCTCTTTTTGAGCGGTTTTCTGTATCTGATATGGTTGTTGGACTGAGTAGATCGAATGGATTTGATATAAGAAAAATCGATAAGATTATTGAAAGAATTGATGAATGTGATGTGTTCATTAATAATGCATACGATAGATATTCTCAAGTAGATCTTCTCTATGCAGTGTATGATATGTGGAAAGACAAAGATAAAAAGATTATCAACATTGGTAGTTTATCCTCTATAGGTGTTAGAGATTATTTACAACCATATGCTATTCATAAGAAAGCACTACATGAAGCCCATATGCAAATTGCATATCAGCAAAATAAATGTAAATCGTATATTTTTAATATTGGATATATGACAGATAGTCAAACTAATGTTGCAGAACTAATATATAATACTGTGAACAATAAAATGTACATAGGTGAAGTAAAGGTAATGCCTGATGGATGAAAAAGTTTTAGGGCGATTTGCAAACGCTGGCTTTCATATGTTTGATATGAAAGATTTCTCAAAACAAAGTATTGCAGAGTTTGTCGAAAGTTTTAGACCAAATCAAATCAGATGCAAGAAATGGTTGGTTGAAGAAATATCAAATATTAATATGAATTGGAAGAAGGTTCTCGTTTTAGGTAGTTGGAATGGATGTCTTCTATATGAACTAATGAACACATACTGTAGTGTTGATTATTGGGATTTCTTAGATATTAACCAATCATGCCATCATCATAGAGATCTTTATTTTGAAATTAATGCTATGCCTAAAAACTATAGCAGTATTATAATGAACGCTGAAGATTTTTCAGACCATGAGTCATATGATCTAATCATTAACACTAGTTGTGAACACATGAAGGATATTCCTGCAGTATATGGACCTACCTATGCTCTACAATCCAACGACTATACAAACATTATAGAACATATAAACTGTGTGAATAGCGCCAAAGAGTTAGCAAATAAAAATAACTTAAACCACAGACTTTTTACTGACTCTCAGAAAATGCCTAACTATACAAGATTTATGACAATAGGATATTACAGATGACAGTTTCTAAATATTATTAAGGTCAACTAATCTAAACAAATCTTTATCTTTTTTTAATCTATCTACTGTTGTTCCTGATGGATGTTGCACAGTGGTTCCAATATTTGGATCTATTAGCGAATGGACAGGAGCATGTTTACCCATATACCTAGCGTGTGGGATACCATACCTACTTTGTTCTTGTCTGTGAAAGTATCCTAACAATCCATCAACTAATGTCATTGGACCTGACACAGGATGTTTTGCAACGTGATTTAATATTCTTTTTGCAAAATGAGGATGAAACATAACTGCTTCCATGGCATGTTGACCAAAAAACTGAACTTGCAGATCAGGATTAAAGTTGATAGCAGAAGGTTTTTGTAACCATGCATCATGTTCTAATATTAATATAGGAACATTCTCAGCAGCACATTTTTTCCATAGATTGTATTGACTATAGAAACAAGCCTTTTCAGTATCAGTTAGTTCTCTATCGTTACCTCTTTTTCCGAATGTCAAACCAGATTGTGCTGATAAAGTCTCAGGAGTAATAGCGTCATAATATCTAAGATTAAATCCTTCCCAAGAAGCACTAGCTTTCTGGGCATAACGCTCTGAAACTGGATTGTTAGGAATTCTAATCATTATCGTTTTAAACATATTCACATCCATTTTAAGGGTTGACATTTACCTCTATTTATATTAAAAAGGTAGTGTAGATAGAAGGAATGATTCGTAATGCAATACACAGTTTATCAAATCCGTTACACAGATGATGAAATCGCAGGTATCAATGCTGGCACAAAAAGCATGAAGCGTGATATCAAGTCAGATATGGCTATGGACTTCCGTGGTGAGAAAATGGTAGGTCTTGTTGAAAAAGCTCTGTATGAAAATCTTTATACTGGTGTAGCTCAAATCGAAGCTACTTGCTTAGATGAGGTTTTTCAAGTTGGCAACATTGGTCCTGAGTCTCAGATCACTCGTTTGGGTCGTATGGCTTCTGTGTCTGTTGGTGACCTTATCGAAGACGAAGATGGTAACCGTCACGTTGTAGCAAACTTTGGATTTAAAGAGGTAGCATAATGATAACCCATAATACCCATGGCTTCGAAAAAGAAGAAAATGAGCATGATGTTGTTGATAAGGGAGATAACTATGTACGATGGGGTATTACTCCTCGTACTGTTCAAAGTGAGTGGGTAAAAAAACTAAAAAATAAAGCAGGAGAAGAGTGGAAGTCTAGATGTACTGAACACTATGCTTGGAAGGCTGCAGAATATATTCAAGAATTGGAGAAAATGATTATGTCAGAATATCAAGTCCAACACATGGACAGACGATTGCAGTATGTTGAAGGAAAGATACAGGATTGGGAAAAGGTTATTGATATCCTTATGGCTGATCCTAGCTTCATGCATGCTTTGGGTGTAAAAGAACTACAGAAGAATCAGAACAAAAATCCTGATACTTCATATAAAGTGAAAGATCCTTATCGTGATTTATAAGAATGATCGATATAAAGACAAGCACTATAGTGTTGTCAATAATGGTATGGGGTTTTGGACCCTACGTGAGTTTGTTAACAAATGTAAAAAAACAGAGTTGACATTAGATACAGAAGAGGTTATACTCTTCAAGAATCGATTAGAGGATAATGGTTGGTATGAATACATTCGTAGCTGAACTGAAAAAGCAACATGAAGATTTTATGCGAAAGCAAAAGAAGCAAGCTGGCATAAAACGAAATCAAAATAAAAAAGAAGATGAAGATAAGGATCTCTACAATATCTTCTATTCTGATGCACCTAAATATGCTAAAGAGTATTACGGCGAAGTCTATCATCAAACCACAAAGTGGGATAACGAGTGGGATTAAAAAAAGATATAAAGCTTCAAGAGAGTGATGATGGATATGAAATCATCACTCAAAACTCCTATGGGTATGGTGATATTATAAGAACCATGGCATACGCAAAATCTATTAGATATCTTATAGGAGAAAAGGTCTCTGTTCGATATGTGATAGAACCTAGTGTTGATGCTTTGATGTATAGAGATATATTACACAATGTATTACGGCACTATATCACAACCTGTATACCATATACAGTCGAGATTTGTAGACTTGAAAAATATGCAAATAGATATGTAAACTTTTTACGTAAAGAACATGCCAAGATTGTTAGCGAGAAAATAGGTCATCCTAAACTTATTCCTGTACATCAATCTTTCAATCTAGAGTATCTTTGTGTGTGGACACCATGGAACAATCTTACTCCTGTGGCCCATGATAAAATGCCTATAAATAAAGATACTTTCAATAATTTCATAAAAGAGCTTGACATTCCTATAAAAATGGTTGATTATAGGATGCCAGTAGACTATGTGTTTGAAACGATTCGTCATAGCACATTGTGTTTAGGATACGAAGGTCTTGGTCAACAGATAGCATATCACTATCACAAGAAGTTAGTGACACTATCCAACTGGCAACAAGTTTCACGTAATACAGGTGGACCTAACTCACTTGTAACTAATGATTTAGAAAAGGTAAGAAAATATGTCATCACTAATCAGCAATCCTGAGATTATGCAATGGGTTCTTTTAGCACTAGCTTCTGTATGTGCATTTATGATTGGCTATCTGTGGTCAAATAAAAAACAAGAAGAGACTGTTGAGCATACCATTGTATACTTATGTGATCAAGGATTCATAAAACATAGAACTGATGAAAATGGTGACACAGAAATATTACGTCTTGATGAGGATTGACACTACCTAATATTTCTGATATTATATTATTATGGAGATTTGATATGCCAAGAAAAAAACGACAGCTTTCAGAAGAGAAACGTCAAGAGTTGCGTGAACGTTTAGCCAAGGCAAGAGAAGCAAAGGCACCATCTAAGCAACTGTCTATAGATGCGTCTATTCGAAACCTGCCTGACACAGATCCATTTGCTCCACCACGTGTGCGAGGTTGGATTAATAATACTAAACTTAAAATGCAGTCCATGAGAAAATGGAAAAACTCAAAGGATGCAAAAGAGAGAGCAGCATACACACTTGAAGAGGTTTACTTAGCTAACCTACAAAACTATCTGAGAACTGGAATATATTCTGATAGTAGATGGGGATCTGAGAGACAACATGCTGTAGGGTATAAGTGTGTGGCAATGGCATATTATCCTGATGGAACTCCTAAAAGAACAGTCGGGGTATGGTATCCTGATATCGGCGGTAAATACACACAAGAATTGGCAGACGAGGATAATGCAGGAAGAAACATTTCTAACAAAAACGAAGTTCACAATGCTAGTAGAAAAAACAGTAAAAAATCATAGGTCATCTTACATGGATGCTGTTATTCATATTTGCAGTGATATAGAAGTAGATCTAGAAGATGTACGTAAGTTCATCTCACCGACAATAAAAGATAAGCTTGAGGCTGAAGCAATGAATCTGAACTATTTACCAAGACAGAATATGTTGCCTGTAGACTAATGAATAAGCTTTATATAAAAAGAAAAGATTTAAACATCGAATCTTTATACGATATGAGAGATGATAAATCTTCTTTTAGTCTCGCCGGAGTTTATAGAGATAATAAATCGAAAATAGATAAATCTGCTAGGTCAACTAAATATAAAAATAATATTAACCCAGACCATTATCCAGAAATAACCAAATCTTTAACAGACATGATTTCAATTTGGGATAGCACTTTAAATCCTGCTGATTATATTGTTAAAGAGTTTAACTATTTGAAATACGGAGAAGGCGATCACTTTGTAAGACATCATGACCATATAAAAATAGATGGAGAACGTGATCCTAATGGTAGAGTATTTTCTACATCAACCATCATTAGTAAGTCTGATGATTTACGAGGTGGAGATTTTATTATATGGGATCAGTACAACATAGGGCATAATGTAAGTTTAGATGTCGGTGAAACAATATTCTTTACATCTTTTAGAGATCATCAGGTGAACAAAGTTCTACAGGGTAACAGAGAAGTTTTAGTTGCATGGATATATAAAAGAACTTGACATTATATAAATACTTCTATATAATGAGAATCGTGGATAACAAGAAATACAATAATACATATTAAGATACGGAGAAATACAAATATGTCATTCGCAGAACTAAAGAACCGCCGCACCGATTTGTCAGCACTAGTACAGGCTGCATCAGGCGGTGAACAGAAAACGGAAAATCGTAATGATGAACGTTTCTGGCAACCCACTAGAGATAAAGCAGGTAACGGCTATGCTGTTATTCGTTTCTTACCGGGAGCGGCTGATGCGCCTACTCCATGGGTACGCTATTGGGATCACTTCTTCAAGGGGCCAACAGGTCAGTGGTATGTAGAGAAGTCTCTTACTTCTATCAGTATGCCTGATCCATTGGCAGAAGCAAACTCACGTTTGTGGAACGAAGATGGCTCTGATGAAGCCAAAGCAACAGTACGTGAGCGTAAGCGTAATCTACGTTATGTCGCAAACGTTCTGATTATTTCTGATCCATCGAACCCTGAGAACGAAGGGCAGGTCAAGCTGTATCGTTTTGGTAAGAAGATCTTTGATAAAATCATGGATACTATGCAACCACAGTTTCCTGATGAAGCACCTATCAATCCATTTGACATGTGGAAGGGTGCAGACTTTACGGTAAAGATCCGTAAGGTTGAAGGCTACATCAACTATGATGCTTCTTCATTCAAGTCACCATCTGCTATGGCAGGTAGTGATGATGATCTAGAGGCTATCTATAACAAGCAACATGATATGTCAGAATGGACAGATCCAAAGAACTACAAATCCTATGATGAGCTAAAGGCTCGTTTAGCGATTGTGTTGGGAGAATCAACTCCTGCTACACGTAAACAAGTAGAAGCTTTGGATAACAACATTCCATGGGATGAGCCTACAACAAAAGCGGCACCTGTTGCTGCATCTACTCCTGCGCCTGTAGCGGCTACTGCAGAGTCCTCAATGGAAGAGGACGATACGATGCAGTACTTTGCTAAACTTGCTGCAGAAGGCTAAAGGCAACGCTGTAGAGTAATCACACTCGCCTGTATGCAGAGTAAGACTCGATACAAAACAGTACACAGAAGACCCTACGAAAGGATGATCAGAAATGGTCATCCTTTATCTTCTAGGGTTGTGTATCATATTATCCTTCATCTCTCGCCTGAAGTACATCAAATCCATAGCACTCAATGCGCTGCTTCCTGCGCCGGCATTACTATTAGAAACTGAAGTGGTATCACCTGAGTTTGTAGAAGCATCAACGTTGTTTATAATAACCATTTGACCATTCTTCATCAACTCTGCAGAAGATCCTAATGTACCACCTCTTAAAGTATTCAAGGCATTTATCGATGCTGCCAAAGAATCAGCCGCACCCATGCCCTGCTGTCCAAATTTCTCAGCTTCTAGTTTAGTTAAAATACCATCCTGATTAAGATCAGCTTGTAATATTTGTTTTATCAAACCCTGTTGTTTCAATTTATTGGCGGCATCTTCTTCAATCGAATCTGTTCCTAATCCCAAACTATCCTTCAACCAATCAGGTAACATGGCTGTAATAGACGTAGTTAAGTCGGATGCTATTTGACTAATATTCGGTAAAAACCCTGTAAGAAAATTCCAGAAGTCTGTTACCCAACCAGTAACTGTTGCTCTAATATCCATATCTTCGCTATCTGGATCTTTCCACCCTAACAATTCTCCAATCCAACCGAAGAATTTATTGACAGGCCAGAGCATTATATCTACAAGTGTACTGTAGGTATCAGCGGCAAGCCCTAATCCTGCTAAGAATGTATTCCAAGCCATTTGACCAGCTTTTGCAGGATCACTAAACAAAGTTCCTACCCAATTGAACAACTCTCTTGGGATATCTAACACTGCTTGGAAAGCTTCAGTGATTCCTTTTTGAAGATCAATATTATCAAGTGTTTTAGCCTCATCATTCCATCCTACAAGCTTGAATGCCCCTGAAAGTAAATCTTTTAGTAATTCAATAGGAGCACCAATAAAGTCTCCAAAGAAGGCTCCTATAGCATCAGTGCTTTTTTCTAATAGAGAAGTTTTATCACTAGTCACAAAATCATCGTATGCGGCCTTTATAGAAAATATAAACCCAATAGGTTTTAGTATTTTACCTATAACACTTAACCATCCAGCAGAGCCTTTGGCTAAAGTTCCTATCCAATTAAATAAAGCCTTACCGCCACCACCCATGTATCCAGTAATAGCTTTTGATACATCCGCTATTGGGCTTAGTAAAGTTCCTATTGCATCGGTTGCTTTTGTGATCACAGAGCCTGAGAAAGATTTTTTAAATCCTTTGTTTGGGGATTGTATGGGTCTACCATCTGCACCAATTCCAAACATATTTAAAAAAGAAGTTCTTATATTGTTTATTCTTCTCTGAACAGCCTCATTAACCGTCAAAACTTTAGTCAAATCACCCTTTTTCCCTTGCCCCTCAAGTAGTAATCCACTTGGGCCAATACCAAATACTAAGCGCAATAAGTTGTCCTTGATAGCTATTGCGCCTTTCTGAGCAATATCTCCAAAAGTATCTAACACTTTAAGGTTCTTAATAGCTTTAAGTTCCCATCCCCTCAAACCTTCCATGGCAAGATTTAATGACGCTAATCCTGCTGTAAGTGGTAGCAAAATCCCTGTTAATCCACCAATAGCACCAAGACCTAACTGTTTGTTCAAATCTTTTAAGTTCTTAGGCAAAGCCTGAGTTTTTCTTTTATCTTTACCCTTTTCTCTTCTAGCTTCTTCCTCATCCTTTACCTGACGTTGCATAAATACAAACTGATCAGCCATTGTCTTATGAAGTTTATTTAAAGAATCGGTTGTTTCGTCTTGAGATCTGTTGTTCTCAACTAATGCTTTAACAAGTTTGTCAAAATTATCTGCCATTGCTCATCTTCTGCCTTTCAGCTTCTCTTCTTTGTTCTTCTATTTGATCGATCAACATAGCTAAGTAGATTTCTCTTTCCCAAGGCATCATATTTTCAACATCATCTAAAGAATAGTTGTGGTTCTGTATCAACTGAAAATTAACTTGATAGTAGTTCACCAAGTTATCATGGGAAAGAGATACTAAAAAAAATCATTCATACCTTTCAAAACTAACTCATTTTTCTTTTGACACCCAACACATTCATATGACGCATCATAGGTCACTTGTGGCATGGTCTCAATAAACTTCCTAATCATATCAAACTGTTCAGAACTTAAAGACTCTACAAACTCCATCTGAGAACTATAAGTTTCATCCTTAAACGGCATATTTTCATCTTCAGTCATAACAGATTCAATACACTTTAAAATCATTGCAAATGTTTGTTCTGTATTAGACTTCACATCAAGACTAGCCAAATCCATAATACTAAGGTATGTCGGATACTGCATCCTAATACTAATATCGTTGTTTAACTTTATAACATAATCAACATCAGGCATATCCAAAGTTATATCATCAAGAATAATCTTTACTTCATTTTCAGCTTCACAATGTTCACATTTAGGCTTTAGTTCTATATTTTCTCCCACAGACTTAGATCTAATCTTAACGAACATATATTCAACATCAAAACTAGTCAGTGCTCTTTTGCTTATTGGTTCTTCGACACAAGCTTCAATAGTGTCTGCAATAGCATTAAAGACTTGTGTTTGATCTTCACTCTCCATTGCTAACATCAAGACCTTCTCTTCCTTTACGAGATATGGTCTAAATCTAACGGCTTGCTGTGACGAAGGTATAACAAGTTCATACTTTGGTTTATCATTTAGTTTAGGTAGTGCCATTCATTTCATCCTTTAATTAAATACTCTTCCTATTGCTGTTCCTATTTGAGTTGTCAAAAACTTTTCTACGTTACTTGTAGCTTCAACTTCATTTGGAATCCATTTTGTATATGACATCTGCACATTTAACTCCACGACACCATCAACATCATTGTTCAACTGAATATCGTTCATGGTAGTGGGGAATGCATCAAACAACGTACACGAATATATTACATCATCACCTGTCACAAAGTCCAAGTCAAACTGACCTTGTGCAAGATCAATAGGACCAAACTTAGGCAATCTATTCTGTATTTCTGATGGTAGTTTAGGAATGCCAAGAGGTGTGGAGTAAACAGGAAGACCAATACCTTTCTTCAACTGTTCAATCACAATCTGCTTTCCATATCCTTCTTTGCCTCTGAGGTATCCTGCTGTCTGCCCATCTTGATCTACAGCAAGACTTTGCCAAGTATCAAAGTACTTTCGGATACCATAATCATTTAAAACTTGGAAGGTCATAGAAATGTCTGTAACGGCATACCCATAAGGAACCTTTTGCATTTGCATACCAATCCTGCGTTCATTCGTCAGAACCTGCTTACCGGGCAATACAACGTCCTTACAGAGCAAGTTTACTTCTTCGGAGGTAGCACCAGGGATTGATGGTAGCTTAACTCTGAATACGTTTGGACGTGCTATACCATCTTTTCTAGACACTAAGCTTTTTAATTGATCGACACTAGCCATTAAATCATTCCCCTTGAGTCTCTCCAAACTTTGGTTTGGGTGCTTTTCTGCCAATCAGCAGTAGGTAAGAACGTTGCAATTTCCCATTCGGGTGCAGGTATTCTAGCAAATCTACTTCTTACATGTTTACTTAAATAATGCTTCACACAAGGCTTAAAATATTTCATCTTAGTCGAAGCTTTTAGCATATCATAGGTAATATCAAACTTAGTGCTATCGTTAAACTTGTTGTTGGTTGTAACATCCATAAGTGCATCTAAGAATTTTGCTCTTAATGGAAGCGGTAAATAGTGAAGGTTTAGTCCAAGGAACCCACCTTTAGCAGGACCAATAACAATAGCTAATGGAAAGCTATCGTAGTATGGCAACGTATCTTTGTGCTTGGGGTCATAAAAAAACATCTGCATAGAACCAACCAAAGTTCTATTTTTAAGATTTATTGATTCATCTTTCATCAATTCGTTACGGTTTATTTTTTTAATTCCAGAAAGCCTTTTACGGAACCAATCCCTAGACTCTTTTGATCTAGGGGTGATACCTGCTCTGAATGCTTCTATTTCTAGGTTTTTAAATAAGTTTGCCATAATGTTATTTATATCTATTTTAGGGGTTGACGAATCATTAAAAATGTATATAATTAAAGAGAGGTCTTTGAGGTGGGTGAGTATACTATGTTTTGACTAGTGTTTTGAATTTCTTAGCGTTATGACCTTCATGAATATAAACATTATCTGAACCTAGTTTCTCTATTAGTTGTTCTGTGATTTTATCTTGTCTAAGTTGTAAGTTGTCCTCTTTACTATTTTTCATTTTCTGAGTATGAAATTCTACATATATCTCATCAACCAAATCAATTATCTTTTCCTTTAACATTTTTTCTAGAACTTCATACTCAGCACCTTCAACATCTAAAGCAAGTATTATATAATCTTCTTCATTGAACTGAGAAACATATTTCGAAAGATCAACCGTTTTAACAGTCATTTTTTTATTAGACATGTGTGTTTTTTTATCTGATCTAAGTGTGCTAGATTTAGTGTTAGATCCAATATTAAAAGTCATAGTTGAATCTTCAATCCAAACTGCCTTTTCAATAAGTTCGACATTATCTAACTTGCCGTTAAGTAACATATAATCAACACATTTAGGATTAGGTTCAAAAGCAATCATTCTCCACGATTGATGATCCTTATGATTAATCTTAAACATATCAATGTCGGAACCTTTATTTGCTCCACAATCTATGAATATCTTCACTTTTATTTTCCTTAACTATTTCTTTTTAGGTTTGCGTAGTGGCTTCAAGGGCTTTATAGTTTTCTTTGGTTTAGGTAAGATACCCATGGCACTGAGTTCATTCTCAGTCCAAATTTGGAATCCCCATCCACGATCTGCAGCATAGTTTTGTGCAGCAGCCCACTTGTTCATATTCTTTACATAGGTCATTCCTTCACTAATATATCTTTTAGACTTTCTACCATTGAACTTAGGTGGTGCAGTTTCTTTATTAGGTTTTATTTCAACTAGAACTGTCTTCCCATTTTTGTATGTGATCTTAAGATCCATGAAGTATCTATGGTACTTCTTATCAACCTCATAGAAGTAAGGTATTACAACTTCTTCACTAGACCATGCGACAATATCCTTTGCATCATCACACCACTTGAACGCATTTCTTTCCCAAAGAGATCTAAAGACTACATTATCAGCATCACCTTTGTACTTAGAACGGTTTTTAACATTATACTTGCCAGAATATGCCATAGATACCTTATAAATAATAGAAACTTTTTTATATTTAGGTAGGCAGATGGCATACAAGAAAAACTTTAAGTTTCCTCTAGAAGATGATGGTTACAAGGGTAGGATAACTTTTGAGGCTATTCAAGAGAACTATAAGACTCTGCCTGAAACTGTGTTCAGTGGCTTAGTTGAAGCGGCTTCTCAAACAACTAATAGAGAACGTGCAACACAGCCTGAAACAGGATTCAAAGGACAACAAAAAACAGTCAGAGGAAATATACCTACACGTGTTGGTAGTGGGCGTAAGGCTACAATGTATTTACCTTCAACCTTACAGTTTCAGGATAACATTGAATACACTAATGTTGATCTTGGTATCATAGGTTCTGCAGCAGCAAACTCTTTGGGAGATCCGAATGCTAGTGGGAGAGCAGTTCTTGGTGCGATAAAAAATAATATCACACCAGACTTTGCTTCAATACAAGAGGCTTTCAATGTAGGACTTAAGAGTGAGGGCGCACAGGTTGCAGCACTTCGTTTATCTAGTAAGCTTAGTCCTGAAGTTCAAGGTGCTATTGAAACTACAACAGGCATTGCATTGAACCCTAACAGAAGATCTACTCTCAGAGGCATTGGAGTTAGACAGTTTAGGTTTACATTTAAAATGATTCCAACTTCTCAAGTAGAGGCAGAGGAAGTCAAACAGATAGTTCAGTTCTTTAGAGAAGAAATGTATCCTGATACTTCTGATGAGGGATTGAATGCAGCACTGAGATTTCCTAGTAAGTTCAACATAAAAATGTTCTATGACAATAAAAGAGTTGCAACTAAGATATTACCATCTTTCTTGGCTAACGTTGATGTTGTGTATAATGCGACAGGTATGGCTTTTCACAAGGACGGTAACTTCCAAGAAACAGACATTTCACTATCATTTGTAGAAGAAAGAGCATTGACTAAGAGAGATATTATAAGTGAGGTTACTGCAATAGATAATCCAAACTATGTAATATCAGCAGGGGCAGGATAATATGTCATTTTTTAGAAACTTTCCCACAGTGGCTTATAACTTTGGTAACGAAACATTCGATACCACGTTCCACAACCTTACGACTTATATTGATCTCATCGATCAAATAGCTGATGATGCGTCCTTCTATGAAAAGTATTATATTCAAGATGGTCAAAGACCTGATGTTCTTTCGTATGAGTTATATGGAACCTCTGACTTTTATTGGACATTTTTCTTATTGAACTCTGATCTTCGCAAGCAAGGCTGGCCTATGAGTAGTCTAGAGGTTTATGATGCTGCAAAGCTTTATTATCCTAATAGAGTAATCAATACCACGTCACGAATGCATGGAGAGTTTTATATTGGCGATGTTGTTGCGGATAGATCAGATCTTGATGAGTTTGGAACAGCATTTAAGGCTAAAATATTAGAGAAGAACTATGATCTTGGTCAACTTACAGTTAAACCTATTATTGATGTTAAGTCAATAACACTGACTAATGGGGGCAGTGGTTACACGTCTCCACCCACAGTAACCATATCGGGTGGTGGTGGTAAGGGTGCAACTGCGCAAGCAATTATGACCTATCTTGATGGGGATACTATACTTACTTCTCAAACAATACAATCAATAGCTGTATTGACAGGTGGTGAAGAGTTTACTAGTGCTCCAACAATAACCATATCAGAACCAAATATTGCAAATGGAACACAGGCAACAGCAACTGCACAAATATCTTCTTTCACACTGCCTAGAAATACTACTATTTTTTCACAACCCAATGAACCTAATGTATTATTGTGGGATGACGATTTGGTCCGAAGTTTAATCACTTCTGATAGCACTTTGCAATATAATGCTGCTGCGTATTATACTGACACTAATCAAAATATTGTTGATTTAAATATTAATATTGGTGGTGGTGTTGATAATCAAGTTGGACAACTAAATAAAATACCTGTCACATATCTAGATAGACTGATAGCTACAAATAATGAACTAAGAAACATTAACATATTTACGCCAAGTGTTGCAGCACAGGTAAGCAGTGAATTTCAAAAACTATTGAGAAGTTAAATGGCAACTCCACTAGTATCAGCAGAACAGCTTAAGATTATTAGTATTCGATTGGAAGCAGATCGATACAATCAACCCTTGTTTCTTTCAGGGAATGGTAAGTCTGGCGTTGTTGTTGAGGTTAATATATATGAAAACTTATCTAAGGGATATCTAACAGGCGGTATAATCATTCAAGATGATTTAGACATTTATAGGGTAGCTGATCTTGTGGGTACTGAAAAGGTTGTTGTTGAGTTTGAGTCTCCTGATAAATCATCAGGAGTGATAACAAAGACTTTTCTAATCGAAGAGATTACTGACAATATAAAGACCAATGATCAATCTTCTTTTTTGTCGATAGCCTTAATAGAAGATATAAAGTTTTACAACGATCTCATTAGGTTTAGTAAGGCATATACTGGAACTGGTGAAGAAATCATATCAGCTATTGCAAAAGACAAGCTTGGTAGAGAGGTTGTTATAGAAAGTAAAGTTTCTTCCTTCCAACAAGCATTTAGATACATTGTGCCTTTTCAAGATCCTTTGAGTGCTATTGATACAGTATTAAGTAAAATGACTACAGAGAGTGGATTGCCATTCTTTTTATATTCCTCTGTTATCGACAATAAGTTTTATCTCACTGACTTACAAACCATAATACAAGAAGAATCTTTTAATAAAGATAGACCTTTCGTGTTTGATCAGTTCAATACCGTTCAAAGCGATATTGAATCACAAGCTGTAAATATAACCAATTTAGATTTAGGATTATTAGAAAACACTTTAGAGATAGCACTAGATGGTGGTATGGGGGCGCAATATAACTCTGTCAATGCTACTACTGGATCTCCATTTAACTTTCATCTAGATATGAGAGATTGGTTTGCTAGACTAACAGAAGCTGAAATTTTCCCTAGAGAACAAAACTTTATTGCCTTTGATAAAAAGTTTATTGCAGATCCATCAAAGTTAAATAATAAGTCTATTACTGATTACAATACTAAAGTAGTAACTAGAGTTACTTCACAGCCTTACAATGACACGAATGGATTTAGTCAGGAAGCATATCCTGCAGCAGAAATATATACTATGATAAGAAAAAGTGTTATTAGTCATTTACTGAAAAACATATATTCGATAAACATGCCAGGATTACTTTTCTCTGTAAATAATATAAAAACATGTGTGGGGCATCAAGTTAGTATGAATGTCAAAAGAAACAACACTGATATTAGAACAAACACTACAATCGATGAAAAGAGATCTGGTGATTTTGTAATATTGGCAAAACGTCATTGCTTTGATGTTGTTGGGGAAAGACACACAGTCGCTTTAGATTTAAGTAAACTTGCAAGTCGGAGTATTCAAGAATGAACGAATATTATGGTGACAACATCCGATGGTTTGTAGGTAGGATTATCAGTAGTCAAGATCCTGATGAGGCTGGTAGATTTCAAGTTAGAATATATGGCATTCATTCTGAAGAAGTTGAAAATAAATATTTGCCATGGGCAGAAACGATGTTACCGACTACAGAAGGTGGTGTATCAGGCGTAGGTAAAATACCTCAACTAAAGAATAGTGCATTGGTATTTGGTTTCTTTTTAGATGGTGTAACTTCGCAAAATCCTATCATACTTGGATCTATGAGCCATATCGAACAACCATCTTCACCACAAGTAAGGGCGGCTGCAGAGGGTGGAAGAGTTAATCTTCTAGACACAAAGAACATTGGTAAAGAAGGAGTTATTGTTACTGAACAACAAAAACAAATCTATAGAAATGGTAATGCAGAGGTTGCAGAGTTAAGAGTTCTTGTTATGGATTTTTTAGTTAGTAATGGTTTACCAATAAAAGCGGCTGCAGGGGTATGTGGAAACTTAGAGGTTGAAAGTAACTTTGATCCTAATGCTAAACTTCAAAATGAAAAAGAAGATTCTAGAGGTATAGCTCAGTGGAACTCCAAATGGGGAAGATGGCAAAGCGTAGAAGCATATGCTGCAGAACTAAACGAAGATCCATATGATTTATTCTTACAGTTAAAGTTCCTTATATTTGACATGAAAACAAATCGTACACATAGATGTTGGGATCATTTAAGTAACCCTGCTAATATCGCTAACTTTGATGGTCCGAAAAATGACATGAACTCTACTTATCATTTCTTTCATAGATATGAGAGGGCTGCAGAAGAAGGTTATCCTAGAAGACCTTTGGCAGCAAGAGAAGCATATGATGGTTATCAAGCTTCTTTAAGGGCATCTGCAGAAAACAACTTAATATCGTCAGGAGCAGGTTAATGGCATTACCAAAGGAGAAGTTACAAGACGGTATCAATGCTATAGAAAGATTATTAGATCTAGAAGCCTCTAGTGAAAATACTAATATATTGAATGAAGTTTTTGACACGGCATTTAGCTTTAAGTATAAACCTGATAACTCTACATCAGGGGGTTTCAAAAGTGTCACTAGCTCTGATAGAGACATAATATCGAGTGTTGATGGATCTGTTCCTAATCAGATAAAAAAGAAAGTTGGTGTGGTGCAGTTAGATTCTAGTGCTAAGAAAGATGAACTAATAAAAAAAGTTGGATCTGATGCTACAGATTTATCCACCATTACAGGAGATAGTAGACTTTCAGAAGATGGGTTTTTAGATGTTGCTATTTCTGCACCATTTCCTGAAGCTTTGGCAGAGGTTGTTAAATCCACAACCACAGCAAGTTCAGCCCAAATAACAAATATTGTTGGAGATAATGTTGCGACAGAACTTGCAAGAGATGACATACTTGACAACGTACTAGGAGATGTTTTAAACACTACTAAAGGATTATCTTCATTAGCATCAAACACATTTATAAGTCAAGTATCATCTTTAAATAAACTAGTAAATAATTCTTTTTCTGGATTTTCAGGTTTGGTTGAAAACCTAGTAGAAAAAACTTTTCAATCAACAGAAACTCTCTTAGGATCTGTCGCTAAAAAAGGAGATGTTTTATTAGCTATTCCATCTGATGATATAAAGGATATTGTAGAGCTTAGACAAAAAGGTGATATAGATAAAGCTGTTTCTATCTTGAAAAAGTATTCTGATAAATCAGATGCAGAGTTACGAGAAGTCATACTAAAAATAGATAATAGAGCGTCTAAAGCATTAGAACCAACTGCAGTTAGCGTAGACATACCCACAAAAAGAACTGATAACTATATTAATGTTTGGAGAGAAAGTACAACAAACATTAATACAAAAATATTCGATTCTGTTGAAGACATATCAGAAGTTGAAACAGAAGTAGCAAATCTAAAAAGAGATGTTACTCAAATGGTTTGGGAAGCTTGGTCTGTATCAGCAAGCGATGGCAAGGGTACTGTTGAAGGATATCACCAAGTATTTGTTAACGATTATAATCAAGGATTAGAACCTCATTTTTTCATAGATCAAGCGGGTATTTTGTATAGAGGTAGACCGTTAGAGATAAAGGGTACAGGAATATATTATGGCGAACTACCTGATCATTCTGAAAGAACCATATTGATTGCTCTTGAAGAACTTGAATGGAAAGTAAACTCGACACAAATAAAAACTGTAAAGAAGGTTATGGAAGCTATTTACAATGTAAAACCTGGTATACAGACATTGGCATTATATGATATTCTAAGTACAACAGAATCTCCATGGTGGGATGTGCAAAATGCTGCAAAGATTTGGTTTGGAAAAGAAAATATACAAGACTATAATCCAAGAAAGTCTCCACCCTTAACACAAAAACAAATAATAGATGGTTTAGGAAACTAGTATGGCTATTGAATATCCAAATAATCTATCATCACTTCCTCAAGAAGCCATTGATCGTAGAGCGTCTGATAAGGTTTCAAATCTTCCTGAAGATCCTACAGGCAAGTATCCTGAGACAGGATATTTCTTTTCAAGCAATATTGCAAAGGAAGCAAGAGGCGTTGCTAGAAACGATCTAGAGTTTTTTGCACAATACGATGGCATGGAAATAGCCTCAGGCGATAAGATATCTTCTAGTTATGGTAAGAATCAAGTTTCTAAATCTGAGAAGGGTCATGTATGGGAAGTTGATGACACTGATGGTAATGAACGCATTCTTATCAAACATTTTGAAGGCAGTGGTATAGAACTATCTCCTGATGGCAGTATTATCATTAGCACGAAGAATAAAAAGGTAGAAGTCATAGGTGGTACAAATGATGTTATCGTTGAAGGTGATGCACAACTGGTATATAAAGGCAACCTAAACATAAAGGTTGTAGGAGAGTTTAACGTTGATTGCTTAGATTATAATGTTACAGTAAATGGTAACAAGGTAGAGACCATAAAGGGATCAGAAGAAAAGAATGTTGGTAACGGATCACAGACTTCTGTTACAGGTCCAATAACAACCTATTCAACTGGTCTAGTCACAGATGTGTTCTTGGGTGGGCATCAACACAACGTCAAGGGTAATCTTGACTACAATGTGAATGGTAATGTTGGGTTATTCTCTAGTGGTGAAATGAACATTACCTCACAGGACTATGCCAACATTGCATCTAACAACGTAACTATTTCTGCTAACGATATGAGTGTGCTAGGTGGATCTGGAACGATTGGGGGTACAGGAGTTGACTTTGTTGGAAATGGAGCTATATTTGATAGAGGTGTAACTGCAACTGTATTTACTGGTGATCTCAAAGGTACTGCAGAAGGAACCAAGAGTCAAACGTATGGTGAGGCGGCAACTTCTGATGGTGGATCATTGACATCTGATACACCTGTAATGACAACTCCAACATCAACGTTGATTAATACTTTACTTACTAAGTCACGTGCAGGTATCCGTAAAGTTCTTATTGATAAGGGTGACTATATCAAAAACTTTATTGATAAGTCAAAAGATTATGGTGGTATTTCTAAAGGAGAAATGACTACTGCCAAGGCTAGATCAAAGCTACGAGATGCTGCTAACTCAGGCAACACACAGTTTATGGGCCAACTACTTAAAGAAAATCTTATTTGTTCTGAATATAATAATCCAACTCCTAAACGGATTGGTAGAACAGTAAAGCAAGAGTCTACTCCTATCTTAGGTAATAAGCCTGTAAGTATTTACTCGCCTAGACTTGCTGCAACATATATACCCAAAAACAATGTAGTAAGTATTGTTCCTGAAGATAAATACAATCCACTAAAGCAAGATGATATTACTATAAAAACTAAGTTGTCTGATAATATTGCCATAGCAAAGTTTTTGGGATCAGAGGATGCGACAAACCTTAAGTTTATTAAGTCTTTGTCTGTGAAAAGAGATCTTGCTAGAAACCTATACTTACACAGTCTTATATTGAAAAAGGTACAAGCTAATACTGATAGGTTTAAAGGTATAAACCTAGTTGTATCAGAAGGTATTTACAAACCTGGTCCATCTGAAGTGATAACACCGAAAAGCATAAACGATTTTAAATCTAAAGGCAAGGCTGTAGTATACAAAGCGATTGATCAAAGTGGTGCAGAAAACAACTTAGATTTGTTTGATATCGCAGAGTATGTAAAAGATGTGAGTTTCTTTGACGAAATGATTTTGTCGTATGATACCTTAGAGTGTAAAAACGATCAGCCTGTTTTAAAGGCAAGACTTATTTTAATAATGCCTGATCTTGATGACAACTGGACAGGAAGATTTAACAGAAAAGTTTCTACCGAATATAATAGACAGTTGTTATCTGAAGGTGAGCTAATCGAATGCTTGTTAGAAGATAATGAAACGTTAAAAGCACGTGCAATAGAACGGTCTGCCATTCCACCAAGTGATGGTGTTGTAACTCACTCTAGAGGACCAGACCGAATAAATTGGCCTAATCAAAATATTGTTGATGCGATTGCGGCTGCTGTTCGTGAACTTGGTCAGGAATATACTGCGCAGATAACTTCAAATGGCGGTAGAGCCAAAAGGGATACTGGAACTCAAAATCATCCAAAAGGAGAAGCGGCAGATCACTTCTTATTGTTGGCAGGAAAGAGGGTTAACCCAGAAGATAACTATTCCTTGTATCAGCGTTATATTCGTATTCTTGTGCGTAACGCAAAAGCAAAAGGAATACGTCCTGGTATTGGCGGCTATGAAAAATTTATTCATTATGATGAGAGTACTTGGAGACAAAATGGTGCAGGATCTGCAGGAACTTGGAACGCAGGTTTTGATGTTTCCTTCGCAAAATCATTATAAATAACAGTAAAATAGAGAAGACCTAATGGCAACAACTAGAGTATTAGCAAAGGAAGATGGTAATCTTAGTCAATCTACTTTAATCGGTAGTAGACGTAAAGAATATAAAGATATAGATCTGTCTTTTACTGCTAAAACAAATGGAGAAATATTTGTTAAAAAAGAAGCGGCTGCTGTAAAGCAAGCTGTAAAAAATCTTATTTTGACAGACTATTTCGAAAAGCCGTTTGAGCCTTTTTATGGCGGTAATATAAGAGCATTATTATTTGAACTTGCTGACGATGAGGTTGAAGAAGAGACACGTGAAAACATAATAAGAGCTATCAATGCTTATGAACCAAGAGCGATTGTAAGAGAAGTGTCAGTAAACTATCAAGAGGAAAGAAACTCTATAAGTATTTACATAGAGTTTCAAGTTATAAACACAGAAGAAGTTGTAACATTCACAACTTCACTATCAAGGTTAAGATAAAATGGCAACAACGATTAAATCATCAGCCTTAGACTTTAATAATATCAAGAGTAATCTAAAAGACTATCTTGCTAATAAAGATGAATTCAAAGACTATAACTTTGAGGCATCAGGCTTGTCAAATATTCTTGATGTGTTGGCATATAACACGCACTTAAATGCTTTGATTGCAAACTTTGCTTTAAACGAGTCGTATCTCCCAACTGCACAGTTGAGAAGTTCAGTCGTATCGTTATCTGAAGGTATTGGATATGTTCCTGATACAGATACTGCATCACAAGCAAAGGTTAGACTTACGTTTAATACTAATGCAGCAGGACGTGAGCAAACAGTATCTTTACCTGCATACACACAGTTTACTTCAAATGTTGACGATGTGTCATACACGTTTCAAACCGTAGAGTCTTTCACTGCAACTGATGATGGAACAGGATTTTATGAGTTTAAAACAAATGATGGTTCTAATCGTATTTCTATTTTTGAAGGAACATTGAAAACTAAAACATTTTTGGTTGGTGAATATGAAGATAATCCTGTCTATGTTATTCCTGATGGTACTTTAGACGCTGATACTGTTACTATAAAAGTATATACCAGTGCTACCTCAGTAGATTTTACTACGTATCAAAACATTGTGAATGCTACATCTATTAGTTCTAACTCTACTATCTACATTTTAAAAGAATCTCCTAATGGATATTTTGAGCTATCCTTTGGTGATGGAGAGACATTTGGTATAGCACCACAGGCAGGTAATCGTATTGAAGTTGAATATCTATCAGTAAAAGGAAATGCTGCCAATAATGCTACTGTATTCACTCCTGTTTCTCAGTTTACATCAGGTGTTATAACCTCTGATATAAATGTTGTAACATATGTCAACTCTATCGGTGGAGATGAAAAAGAAAGCATTGAATCTATTCGTAAAAATGCACCTTTCCAATATGCTACTCAAAACCGCATGGTTACTGCAGAGGACTATTCGTCCTTAATCCTGCAAAGTTATTCTACACTTATTGAAGACATTGCATCATGGGGTGGGGAAGAAGCAGTAGAACCTGAGTTTGGTGCAGTATACATATCAATCTTGTTTGAAGATGATGTGACTGCAGCTACCATTGCAAACACAAAGCAAGCGATACGAGAACTAGCAGCACAACTTTCTATTGTATCCTTCAATATTAGATTTATTGATCCAATAGAAACATTCATTGAAATAGACACTTTCTTCCAGTTCAACCCTAAACTCACAGACTTAACTTTGAATGCTGTTCAAGATCAAGTTAACACTACAATATCTTCTTACTTTACTAATAACACTGGTGGGTTCAAACAAGCCTTTAGAAGATCAAATGTCTTATCTCTCGTAGATGAATCGTCCACTTCTATTCTGTCTTCCAGAGCGAACATTAGAATGCAGCAGAGGTTCACACCCACAGCGCCTACTCTGATTTCTGTTATTAATAGCTTACTTTTAGATGTTGATGCTACATCTGTTGATGATATCAATACGATTGTTGATTTTGTTGTAAGTCAAAGGTACAATGACGCTGCAAACTTCATGGTATTAAATAGTTTGTCAGGAGAAAATACCACCACCATTAGATCAAAACTTTCTGCAACAAAAGTTTCTATTAGTCAACAGTTACAATATCCTGTAGCTATTGCTGCACCTGATGATGATCAATATATTATTACTAGTAATGAATTTACCTTTCAGGCACAAACCTGTGTGCTCAGAAACAAACTAAGTTCTAACATCATTCAAATTATCTCTATTGCAGGTAATACTGTACTAGTCGATAACATTGGCAACTTTAATCCTGTAACCGGGGTGGTCACCATCAACTACTTTAATCCAACAAGTATATCTGCAGGACTAACTTTTATCAAACTAGCTGCTGTACCAGCTAATCAAAGTGCATTAGCTCCTACAAGAAATGAGATTTTAAACTTTGATGCTGATAGATCAACCACAACTGCTGTAACCGTAAGTGCTACAAACTAATGTCAAAGCAAGATAAAACATTACTAGACAATAATCGTACAGACTTAAATCTCTTTAGAAATGAGATTGATAATGTATTGCCAGAATATTTCAAAGAAGATTTCCCAAATATTAAATCTTTATTTGAAGCGTATTATGAGTTCATGGATTCTGCAGACAACCCATCTGGTCAAATAAAAAGATTATATTCTTCTAGAGATGCTACACAAGTTCCTGATAAGTTATTACAATATCTTGAGGACGAACTTCTTCTGGGTCAAGCATACTTTGGTGGTTTCTTAAATAAAAGAGAAGCTATTAAGTTTTCCAATACTCTTTACAGATCTAAAGGTACTAAGTACAGTATTGAGCAGTTCTTTAGAGGCTTCTTTGGACAAGATCCACAGATATTATATCCTAAAGAAAATATATTTAAAGTCGGTCCTGCTATTGATTATGAACAGGATAGCATCAATACAGGTGGAGAACAGATAAAAGAGTTTGCCTCTGTTATTGGTCCTGAATCACGTAAGTTTATTACTGATGATAAACTATACCAAGTTATGTCAGTATTGGTTAGGATTGGTCTTCCTCTTAAAGATTGGGTTGACACCTATAAACTATTTGTTCATCCTGCAGGTGTATATCTTGGTTCAGAACTTTTATTAGAACTTGTTAATGATATAGGTCTTTCTATTATTCAAGATGAAATCGGAGATCCAGTTACAGAACAAATCTTCTCTGAAGAAATCGCTACGATGAGTATGCAAGCAGAAACTTCTATGACACTTCTTCTAGCAGACAGTGACATAGGCATTAGACGTTTTGCAACAGGAACTGAGTTCAGAGACCTTGGCGAGATTCAAATCCAAGATTTGGATGCTGAAAGAGATGCTTATGACATCTTGGGTCTTTCAGGTACATTTATGGATGACTCTGCAAATGGTTTGGTTCTCACTATGGACCAAGATTCAGATGGTGTCATTACAGTACAATCTACTATGGATGGTGGTAAGTTCTCAACATTATTCGATTCAGATAATGCTGCAGATTCGGCACATTATCCATTCCAACATGTATAAATAATATAAATCAAGCTAGAGAGTAAGTTATGGCGAAACAAACAATCAATACAGGTCTTTCTGCAAATGACAGAACAGGAGATACTTTACGTACTACTGGTATAAAGATCAATGCCAACTTCACAGAACTATATAATGTTTTAGGTGGATCTAATATTGGCGTAGGTACATCACAACTTACAGACAGTGGATTAGATATTTTAGGTACAACAGCACGTACTAAATTGGGTGCTGTTGGTGGTAATGTTGAAGTTAATATCGACTTGCCAGATTCATCAGGAACAGTTTTAGTAGATACTGCCATTCAGACTATGAGTAATAAAACTCTGGACAGTGCTCAACTAAACAATCCATCACTGCTTAATATGAATATATTTGATGATAACTCAAGTCACAAATACTCTATTGTTGCAGGTTCTTTAACTGCAAATCATAATCTTAATGTGCCTAGTCTAACGGATAGCGATACTCTTGTTTTAAATAACAACTCAGCAACTATTACAAATAAAACTCTGACTTCTCCTGTTGTACAAAGACCTAGAGTTCATGAATATTTAGCAGACTCTCTTGGGAATGCGGTATTATCTTTTACTGATACATTTAGCCCTAGTAGAAATAATGTTAAAATATCTGATCAGGCTGCAGGTACAGCACCTATTGTCGAAGCTATAGGATCTGATACTAATATAAATCTAGATTTGGTTTCAAAAGGAACTGGATCTGTAAAAATAAGCAAAGCTGCTATGAGTTATATAACTGCAGCTAATGGTGCGGCAGCACCTGTTGGTGCAGGGTTTGTATCGTTAACTGGTAGTTCTTCAGGTACAGTCACACTAGCTGATGGTACAGTTAACGGCGAAATAAAAATATTTGCAAGACGTGGGGGTGGGTCTGGAACAGTAACATTAACACCTGCTACATTTGCACAAGGAACTAGTATAGAATTTGATCCATTAGATACAGCACAACTTATTTGGGATGGAAACAATGGTTGGAATATTATCGGTGGTTATGGATACGCAGTCGTATAGGAAATAGACAATGCCAGCAATTATTACAGATAAATTAAAAAGACAGTTTGCACAGCAAATATTTGATGAGAACCAAGGTACAACCCTTGGAGATTCTGACAACTATTTCTACATTGGTGTAGGACACTCTCAGATTTGGCAAACAGGTGATAACACAGATGTTACTGTAAATCCAAGTAATACCGAAAGAGACCGCCGCTTATTTAGATACAATCTTCAATCTGTGAAAGCTGTTGAAGCGTTTTCTTTTGTTGTTCCATTAACTGATTGGACAACCAACACAGTTTATCCTGCTTTTAACGATAATATTGTAGGTCAACCAACTCCTGCATACTATGTAAGAACTGCTGATAATAACGTATACGTGTGTATTCGTCAAGGTAAAAATAGTTTTGGTTCGGCAGTTGTGTCACAGTTTGTTCCTGATCATACGAACACGTCTTTGCCAGTAGAAACCGATGGATATATTTGGAAGTATTTGTACACTATTACAACTGCAGATGCAAACAGATTTTTAACTTCTAACTTTATGCCAGTTAAGTTTGTGGATTCAGCAGAACCAACAGACCCTGAGGCACCTCAACTTGCTGTGCAGAATGCTGCAATCGATGGTCAGCTTATTGGATATAGAGTAGAACCAAACACAGGTGTGTACTCTGCTGCCCCTACTCTTACGGTTATTGGTGATGGTAGTGGTGCTAAAGCACATGGAATACTTGATGCTACAGGTAAACTAGCAGCAGTCGAAGTTGGCGATAGCGATACTGTGGGTACAGGCGCAGGAGCGGGAGCTTTTGTTTCCATTGGATCTGTCTTAGGTTCAGGTTACAATAAAGCTTCTGTTAGAGTAGATCAGACTAACTTAACATCAGGTATCAATGCAGAAGTGTATCCTATTTTTGCACCTACAGGTGGACTAGGGGCAGACGCAAGAACAGATTTAAGATCCACTAATATGATGTTCAACATTAAACCTGAAGGTAATGTTAATAATAAGTGGGTGGTAGATAATGAATACCGTCAAGTAGGTCTTCTAAAAAATATTTTAGACTCTGCTAGTGGAACTCTGTTCCAACTTACTGAAGGTCTTGGTCTTAAGCAACTTGTATTGACAGCACCTATTACAGGTGGACTATCATGGGCAGATGATGTTACTGTAAACGGTGATAGTAATGCTCAAGCATGGATCGATTTCTTTGACGACTCCGCAACTATATGGTATCATCAAGATGAAGAAACTGGTTTCACGCCATTTAGAACTGGTGAGACAATCACGATTTCAGGTAAAACAGGATCGTTTACTATTGGTGATAGGGTTGAACCAGATATAGACATATTCTCAGGTGATTTATTGTTCCTAAATAATCAGGCAAAGATTGCAAGAGACGCTGACCAAACTGAAGATATTAAAATCGTTATTAAACTTTAAGGGTAAACCATGGCTACTAATCTCACTAGTACAACATTTTTAAGCGAATACAATGATGATTTCAGAGATAGTGATCATTACCATCGTATTCTGTTTAATAACGGAAGAGCACTACAGGCACGTGAACTAACACAGTCTCAGACTATTATTCAACAAGAACTGGGTAGACTTTCTAAGTTCATTGTTAATGAAGGTGCCATTTTCAATAATAGTGGTAACTTAGCCTCAGGCGTTAATGCATTCTCATATACTTATCTTAAGGTTAACTCTTTACCTGTTGGCTATGCTCAACTAAAAGGCACTGAAATAAATGATGGAGATCTGTTTGCAATCGTAAAAGAGGTACTACCTGCTGCAGGTAGTGATCCTGATACTATATTTGTAAAAATGACGAAAGGTCAATCTGGTGGAGCCTCTACAGCAACTAATACTACTGTGTCTAAACCTTTTGCAGCAGGTGCAACTCTTACTACAAGTTTAGGTAATATTACCATTCAGTCTGTCAACGATGCTGTTGGTAAGGCATCTATTGCTGAAGTTCCACAGTTCGACACGTTTGCTGCTAATCATCTAGTTATGGTTGAGGCTCAGACATTAGTTCTTTCAAAGTACTCACCTGACTTCACAGGAGTTATAGGATTTAAAGTGACAGAAGATATTGTCACTACTGCAGATAATATTGCACTTTTTGACAACTCAGGAAGTACGCCTAACTTAACATCTCCTGGTGCAGATCGTCTTAGAAT